AGATGTCGGCATAACCAAAATTTTCTTTAGGGCTGAAAGCACGTTATTGAAATTAATGTATTCAGGTGGCAAAACGGGAGATATTTTCGCCAATTTATAAGCTACAACGATGTGTTCAGTCGAAAATATGCGCTATATCATTATGTGTGCTGTTTTTATGACCAATGCTTCAGGCGCCAATGTCCGTCATAACTCCTTCATTTTTCTTTATTCATTCTTTCTGTGACTCCAGACTTAATAGGTTCGTTTCTTGGAGTCACTTTATTATTGATTTACAACGAGTTAAGAGTATTTTTTGATAAAGTGTTTGGCACGAATTAGTAACCTTCTGGGAGGGAATTTATAGACACCAACTTGTTGTTCTTCATAACAATGTATCCACCATCCTGTAACTGACGGAGTATCTTAACTATGCTACTTCTCGATATATGGGTTCGTTGAAGGATGTAGTTGGTGACAGTGTATGCGCGGCGATGTTGGATGGGTTCCCCCATGAGGTAATGTAGTTGATTGCAGATAATTTCATAAGCAGACCTAACTACTAACGTTGACTCCCTAATTACTAGCGCTTGAGTTACATATGCCTGAACACTAGCTACAGACTTCCATAATTGATACTTGTCTAGCGTCGATTCAAGAACTTCGATGGGCAGGGTTGCTACCTCTGACCTGTCATCAACCTGTAGGTAAAGATTCGTACTTGGGTATGTAATCAATGCAAGCCCGAGTATTGCAGGAGGGGTCATCCTGCACATGATTAGGTCATCAGTGGCCCTCCTAACAGTCAACGAACCTTTAAGTATCAGCCAGCAGATATCCTCCCCGTTGTGTGCTAATTCATATCTTTGATTTGATTTTAAATGTGCAATCTGGGAGAAAGGCAGTAATGCATCAATAAGGATTTCTATATCTTTTATTGGCTTAGAATCACGAATAAATTCAAACATTGTCGTCTTATGTACTAGAGGTCTGTGGAATAGCGTAGGCATATTGAGCACCTAATTTAGTGGGCTTATTCATAATATAGATTAGAAGGGGTATGCATGGGAAATGTCAGAATACTCCCATCTGGGAATTACCAAGCTCGCATTAAAGTTAACGATCTAAAGCTTGCTAAAACATTCAGTAATCTTAAGGATGCCCAAAAATGGATAAATGAGAACGGTAAAATTAATAACTTAGCTTCCTTGTCGGATAAATATCTACTTAATGTGATGACAGTAAAGGGGGTGCAACGTGGAGGTTATGAAACAATCAAGTTTAAGTTGAACACTCTTTCACGTTTCTTTCAAGAAGATTTAAGAAACATTACGAAGTTAAGAGTTGTTGAATATAGAGATAAGAGGTTGATGGAGGTATCTACAACTACAGTAAGATTAGAAATTCAACTCTTATCCCGGTTTTTAAGATGGGCGAAAGAATTAACATTAGTTGATTTTGACGTTACTGCCGATGTTAGGAAACCTAAAGCAAGCAAGCCAAGAGATAGAGTTCTCACTAAAGTTGAATTCGAAAAAATATTGAAATTCCTATCACCTCAGATGCAAAGCATCGCAATAGTAGCCTATGAGACCGCAATGCGGAGGAATGAAATTCTTTCAATCACACCTAAAATGGTATTTTTCGATAAGAAAATAGTCCATCTCAGTGGTGGTGTCACTAAGAATGGGGAGAGTCGAAGCGTCCCTCTTTCAACAAATGCGGAATCAATTTTAAAAGGTCTCTGTGATAAATGTACTCCCACTTCTTGCCTATTCGGAGTTAAACCGAAAAGTGTATCTAAAGCATTTGAAAGGGCATGTAATAAAGCCGGAGTAATTGGCGCATGTTTCCACTCACTGCGGCACACTTGCATAACAAGATATGCCGAAAAGGGTCTGAGTGCACTGCAATTACAATGCATATCAGGCCACAAAAGTATTACTATGTTGGCAAAATACACACACATTAAGGCAGAAAACGTCGTTAACTTAATGGATTGAAACAGTACAGTATCAGTCAAAACTAATATTGGGGAGAATCTTAATTAACTTAAAATAAATATTATGCTAAATCGTATCTCATCCATCGCGCAATATATTGGGAATGAAGGTTCAAGTATTATTCTTACGATCGTAATCTCATTTCTTCGCGGCATCCTAAATCATGATAATTTCGGGACTGTAATCATTGACAGTGCTCTGTGTGGAGTCTTTTCTCTTGCGGTTCTTCACACAGAATACTTCACCAAGGTCTATGCAGCTAACCATGACTCAGCAATTCTACTTTGCATGGTCATTGGCGGTGTAGGTAGTAAGTACCTATTGAAAGTTATCACAAATATCTTTGACACTTTTGTTGGTAAAAATTTAAATAAATAATCAGGCAATAATTATGAAGCACAAACTACAGGCAATGCTGGGTATTGTGCTTTCATTGTTTATCGTAATTGGAGTGCATGGAGAAGTTATTATACCTATCAGAGTTTCTCCACAATTTGATTACATAAAGAATGAAAGCATAAAGCTATTATCTAACTACGCAACAAATATGTACTCAATGGGCAGGTTATCACTACCACATAATAGGATGCTTCCTTTTAAATGTATGCTTAGGAATGTGTACATGGAATCAAGAGGGGAGGATATCTCAGGTAAGCTAAAGGTTGCAAGCGTCGTTATAAATCGTGTTCATAACAAAAATTATCCATCCAAAATTTGTAATGTCATTTACCAACCACACCAATTCTCTTGGACGGATAATAAGAAGTTAATTGCTCATTACAAATCAGTGATGTCTTCTCATAAAAAGATTGATGATAAAGAGTTGAAGGGGAGTATTTGGGTTGCTTTTTATGTAGTGGTATTTCATGGAAGATTGAATACTCCGGCAACATCCTATTACGCACCAGCTGGAGTAAAGTCAAAGCCACATTGGGTACTAAGTAAAGAGTTTATATTTGTTGAGAGGTATGGGAATCATTTATTTTATATATTGAATGATGACACTAGTAGCCTACAAGCTTAGTTATCAGTTTGTTATTAATGTTGTTATTTAATTTTAACATTAGTTGGGTTCCCGTTAACTAACTGCTTAAATATTTTTCAGCCACTAGATAATAAATATCTTATCTCAAAAAATTAGCGTGTCAAGTGCGCCAGATCAATATTTCATAATTTTATTTTATAAATTAAAATTAATTTAATATATGTCAATTTCTACCATTGCTAATGCCAAAATAGAATTATCTCTTCAATTATTTATAGTGAATAAAATTACACACTACACAAACTTAATTATTAATTCTTAAGAGGTAATAATTACGTCCAGTTTGAAGAATACCTTTAAGCATTAGTTGGTTACGAATACTGGATATCTTTATTGAGGTTAAGCTTATGCGTGTGACATTTATAAAAATTTTTTGGTTAGGAGGTGTGAGAGTCGGAATGAAGGTAAGAAGAAAAGTAGGACCCGTTACCTAAATTCTTCCTACTGCTATTTAACTCAAAACATCTAATAACTTGGAGATTTATCATGTCTAATGCTTTCACCCATTCTGATGCTATTTCATTTGCTCGTAAAGCTGCACTGGATTGTGTATTACCTGCTATTGGTGTTTCTTTGCATCATAAAGAGTGTGGTTTCCAAGCCAATGAACAATTAGGCTTTGCTGCATTTGCCATCTACACAGCACTTAATTACTTACCAGATGTTGAATGCAAGGTTGGGTATGCTCAGATGGTTGAGTATATGGGACAGGCTATTGAATTAGTTCATACCCGTAACAGAGATAAGAAGGTTATGTATCTCACCAATACTCCTGAAGAGATGGTTGATATTGCTGTATCTATGCGTTGGGTAAGCAATGATGAAGACCAGTTAAGCCTCACCAGTAAGTGGGTACACTTGACACAGACTTCTCATGCACTTCTTCCATTATCCGAGCGCATCACAGATGAGACACGCCGCGTTCCATTCATCAAAGGTAATAAAGTTCCAGCATCAAAGCTGTTCAAGGAAGCTGCTCAGTTCCTATCTGATACGTCTTACCATGTTGAGTCGCGCATGGGACAAGCGGTATATGGAGTGATTGAGTCATGGAAGCGTTCAAATATGACGAATATAAACGCCAAGTTGTACCCACGTCTGGATGCTGAGATGTATGTGCATAAAGGCTCTGAGTTAGTCATGAATGAGGAAGAGCTTTTCTCTGAACAATCAGGTGATGCAAGAGGTCGCTTGTACCACGAAGCCTGCTTTGGCCCGAATCCTCAATCTGGGGATATGGCTCGAGCTTACTACTCTCACAATGTTGAAAATTGGGTTGATAAAGGTAGTGATGCTTACGATATCTTCATTACTGAACTAAGGGATGTGGCGGGTAGTGATGAGTGGATGAGTCCAGCATATCTGGCATTTGCAGGAAACAAACCTGATGAAGCAATTGAGAAGATCTTACAGCGTGAGATTGATGGTAAATCAATTCCATCAAAGCCTCTGACATATGTTCGTATGGCATATGACTGGTTGCAGTTTGAAACTACAGGCAAATGTGATTCCCGTCTTGGGTATGGTGAGGATGCTAAATGTTCAGGTACACAGATACTTGCAATACTTGCCGGCTCACATGAACTAGTAGAAGCAACAGGTTTTCGCACAACTGCTGGCACATCTGATGACCCTTACATGTTGTGCCTTAAGAACATCAAGAAACTGCTCAAAGTAAACCCACTGGGAGCGAAGGTTGATGAATCAATCCTAACTCGTAACTTTGCTAAACGTCCTTACATGTCTGTTCAGTACGGTGGAGGTAAAGCTGCTTTATTAACTAACAAAGATTTTATCAGTGCATTAGATAGCACAGGGCTAGGCACCCAGGATATGGCAGCATTCGTTGAATTGACCCTAAACGCAGTGAAAATCACCTTAGGTGAACGCATTAACAAACTGATTGAGGCATTACAATTAGCTGTAAGCAACAAGTTGATGGATACCAGTAAGGCGTACCTGTCATACACTCACATTGATAATTTGAAAGTTGTGAAGCCTTGCTTCGAGAAAGATATCATCATCTGTGATGCATTCTCGATTCGGGTTGGTGCTGACACATTGGTTAACTTTGGTAATGTTAAAGAGAAGACACCATGGACGACACAAGCTCGGGAGCCATCCGCAGAAGAATTTGTACGTACCTTTGTTGTCCACTTCGTGCAGGGTATTGATGCATTGATTGCGCGTACTGTTGCCAAGAAGGCTAAACAAGCTGGCTTACGTGGGTACACATCCATCCATGACTGTTTCCGTGTTTGTCTTGCTGATGCACCTAAACTGCACAATGTGATTGCAGAAGCGTATAAAGAGATCTTCATCGATAACAACCCCCTTACGCACTTAGCAAAACAACTTGGTGGTATTTAATTCCATCAAGAACAAACAATCACAGAAGAGATGATTTTCTCTGAACATTCATATTTCTTCTGTGCATAAACCTGAGTAACTCTATCGAAGTCATCTGAGCAAGGTGGCTTCTATTACAGTTGCATAGGTAGACCTCAACCATAAGGCAACCTTAGTAACACGACATATGCCCGGAGTCTTGGTGCTACGCTGTTGATAGGGCATCCACACCTAACCATCTAGCAAACACTCAACTTGGGTTAGCCCGAGATGGCATCACGACTTGCAACCTGCTTTAACACTAGTTGACGGTGGTGTTCGACATCTTCAGCATTGTTGACCACTCAGCATTAGTTGGGTATGGAAACAGGCACCAACCATAGTGTAGTTTCTATTGTAAGTATGAATTCAATATTGCCATTAGTTGGTAGTGAGAAAGGGCAATCATCCGACTTTCGAGATAGGCACCAACCATAGTGTAATCTTGAAGCGTCTATGTTTACCAAAGCAGTAAAGAAAGTGGTCACATGATTACTGATTTCCAACCACTGAGATAAGTCCTGGCTAACGCAATCCAGACTTGTTCCGAGTGTCGTCGCGAGTATTCCGGCATATGTACGAAGGCGTTTGTACAAGATTGGAGAACATTGATGTGAGAGAAAGTCTATAAGTTGGAACTCCCTGTTCATAGCGCTGTGAACATAGTAACTAACTTGTGGTTAATCTCTTCGCATCAGTGAGTTAATCATGTGACCAAATCAGGAACTGAGGATTTTATTATTAATTAATAAATCCTCTGAGTTCCAATATCTGTAACAGTATAGGCATGTCAGTTTGCTACCCATTGTCCTCAATCTATAACAAGATTGATACGAGCATTGTTGCGAATTGCATGTCGTACTGTTGCAGGAGTAGGTCTCTGATTCTCCCAATATTCTTACAAGGAGTTCTGTGAGTTAGTGTGCGTCTACTAGTGGTAAGGTGAGATACCCTTGTTCCACAATATTGGTAGCTATTGCAATAACAAGAACAGTCAGTAGGTGAGGGAGATTTGGAAAATGTACGAAATTGAAGGAAAGTGATAGCAAATCAGACACCGTTGAATTGGTATATTATTACATAAATCGTTTTGTTTACCATTTTAGAATTGATACAGATATTTCACTAATTGTGCATGTTAATACGTGAACGATTATCGCATGTATATCTGTAACAGTATCGCATGTTAATACTGTTACAAATGTGCATGTAAATTAGCCACAGTCTCTGCATGAGAATCTGCTGCATTTTGGCATGTAAATATTGGCGCAGTTCTGTGTCAGTAGTGCATGTAGACTTGCAGCAACCTTTTCATTCGTTGTCACAGATATTGGAATTAATACCTTTGTTATGGGTTGATTTTACCACTCATCTGTTAGTCTTTTTGTGCCGGTACGAATATTAAATTTGTTACGAATCTGGCATGTCATTCTTGTTGAATGTGGTAACTCATCCTTGATACCAAATTGAGATTGTCGGTCATTTATTAATAAATAATGACCTTGCATCTACATGTATTGTGCAATCGGTAGTAGTAATGTCGATATCTTGAACGACTACTTATCTATGTATGGCATGTCCTATTGTAGTGAAATTGCATCAAGTTTGCGGCATTAGTTGTAAGTGAGGAGAAGTAATGCCACTTATACTGTCACATTAATTATGGAGAAGTGATGGAAATTAACAGAGACAGGGTTGATGCATTTGCTAATGAAATTAGTACAGATGCTGAGACATTTTCTTCAATGGGACTTTCTATGACTATCAGCTACTTTTCGCAATTCATCAGAGCCATCAATCCTCGCGAAGTTGCGATTGCGTACTTGAGGGAGATTAATAATGCTGGGCATAAAGAATTATAACGAAGAAGTAAGTATCAATGTGTACTTCACAAATCAAGCGGTAATTGAAAAGGCAGCAAATTTTGTTGCTAATTGGGATGATAAATCTAAGAGTCTTTGGGTAAGAGATAGATCAGAGAATAGATTCACTGTTTCTATTGTATGTATGAATCCAATCTATGATTGTTGCTTCCGTTTTCAGTGCAAGCCCACTCGTAAACAAATCCGTGAATGCTGGGATGAATATTGGGAAGGGCGATATGCAGAATAAATTTCAAGATGATGAAGTATTCACTGTGCATACTGGATATCACAGTGCTGAAGCTCTGTCCGCTATCAAAGAAATCATTAACGTTCGGGAACGGTTAGAACTAAAGAGATTCTACTTGTGCCTTGCTAAAAATAATTATTGGCAAGAGATTTATTTTCAATGCAAACCGACTCGTAAACAAATCAGTAAAGAAATTCGCAAATTTGTATCTACTGTTGAAGAGTTAAATCTTGAGTGGGGTACGTATTGTGATGAAGAATTAGATTAGAGGCTAACAATGAGTAAGCAGAAAGCTGAAATTAAACGCGCTCAAGTAGTTGAGGCTGTTGCATTGTTGGGAACAATCCCGCATGTAGTAAACAGTAACAACACTATTGCAATCCCATCACCTGTTGGGACAATAATGTTTTATCCGACTACTTACAAAATCCAATATGGCTCTACAGTGAGAAGTTTAGAATTCCCTGTAACCAATTCTGGAATTAAGTCGTTTATAGATGAGATGATTTGTCTCTACCATTAATTGATTGCGAGTGAACACATAATGCCTACTAAAGGGATAGTGGGTATTAGTGTGTTTATTATTTAGAGAAACAAGTGTGGCAGTAGCACAACACATAACAAAGTTAATCAATGATTGTTTTGATGCAAACTTTGAGATTAGTGATTGTTTAAGTCTCTGTGGCCTGGGAGGTTACAGAGTCACTCGTGAAGTTGTTGAAGTTATTTATACTGAGCGTCAATTGGAGTTGATATGAGTGCTAAAGAATGGAGTGATGCTATGCTTTATCTACAGTGGTTGTACCAACACAAGGTGTTCGGCAGAGGTTCTGCATGATTTATGTGATTCAAGGTTGCAACAAGAATGTAGTAATGGAGGCAATTGATACCTTCAAATCTGCATCAGGCTGTAAATTGAAATGGAAGCAGTATAGGACAGGGGTGTTCACTATTGAAATTGAGAACACTCAAGCTGGCACCAAATTATTAAATGCCATACTGTTGAATCGCAGAATAGCATATCAGATCTTCCCAAAATCCATCTTTGATAACCTCAAGCATTATACAAAGAGTCGCTGATAAGTTATGTCAACTAGTTAGCATTAGTTGGGTTTGGAATAACAAAATAAATAAGTCATGGGCATTTATCTAAAAATGAATAAGTGCCCATTTTCGTATTCATTTTATCAATCGAATAAATTAAGAATTTAATTTAAAACTATTAATTGGAGAAGTATATAAATGTCACGTTTATCTGACCGTGGTTTCACTATCGGCTGTCATGTTATTATTACCAATGCAGACTGCAATAATGGTACTGATTTTCAAAACGGTGTTATTTGCGAGTTAATCCACGACGATGGTTCACTTTGCTGTAAATATCGAAATGTGCGTACTGGGAAAGAGTTGTACCTTAATTTGGAGGAAATTAAGCTCGTTCCACAACCGGTAACAATGCCTAACACACCTGCAACTCGTCTTGGTTACAAAGTTGGCGACAAGTTTGTCTGCCTGACAGGTAGTCGCTCAGGTACAGTTGTAACCTTATGCCGGGATGATGCATCCCACATTCCATATTTTGAAGATTCACAAGGCCGAGTTTTTGCTGCAGGGCTTGCTGATGTACGCCCAGCTACCCAGGACGACATTGATAAAGCATCTGGCACACCATTTGGAGCAAAAGGCTGGAACAGTGAAACTGTATTTCGTGTGAAACGCTCACATGATGCTGGTTTAAATATCAAAGATGGTGAAATTGTAAAGCTTGATCATGATGACCATTCCCATAATCCACGCTTTAAAGTCATCAGCACTGGTACTCTCGGTTATGTCAACCTAAGTGACCTCGAAGTATACGCTCCTACTCCATGTGAACTAGCAGGCTATAAAACTGGTGATTTCTTTGTTGCAACAGTGGATACCAACGGTTTCCAAAGAGGTTATGCAATGATGCTTCACAGGGATGATCGTAGCAACCAACCATATTTCATTGGATACAATAGTGAATTTAACGGTGGTCAAGGTGCTTATACACTACTACATAGCGTGCGTAAAATCACTAAAGATGAAGCTAAAGCTATTGTAACCGCCAGTGATTTGTCGTTAAAACGTACTCCTGTAGAGATCGTTAAAGCACTGCTGCAAGCATAATAATACTCCGCATCAATTGAGAACACATAGGCGAAATGGCAACGAGCCAGAGTAGCCTATTAATAAAGGAGGATGAATGGAAACAATCCTTAATAAAGAAGAAGCACGAGTAATCTATCATTTTATAACGGATATATTTGATGGTGATGTTGGACAATTCCATTACTATTGCCGAGAGGCTGGTGTGAACATGGACAACATGCTAGGAAAATTAGAACAAGTAATATAAAGGTGGATAAATTGTGAAACATTAATTATATCCCTATTGTTAAATAGGGATATGGTGAATATTTCGTAAAAATCTGTGCGATGAAGTGAGTTGCTAACAGCTCACTAGTTTCTGCACGCCTATTAAACATGAATAAGAGAATTAACGCATGACTATTGCAAGCAATAACGGTGTTGTCTACGGGGAGAAATATGTATTAACAGGGGTCTCACATAATAACCGTCTTAGTATAGGCGATGTTATTACCCTGACACATGATGATGGAACACACCTTGTATCATTTAAGAATGAGCGTGGGACATGGGACTGGGTTGATGTTTCTCGTGTACGACCAGAAACCACTCCAGAAACCACTCCATTTACCAGCAAGGGTTGGGATAAATACACTCGACTGGTCGTAATCAGCTCTGGCAACCTCTTTTCAGAAGGTGTAGAGGTTAAGCTCTATTCTGACGATGGTACTTTTGCACCGTATTTTGTGGATTCAAGTGATTTAGTGAAACCTGTGCAACTTAGTTCCCTGCAAGAATGCAGTCAAACACCATTTCAAGCAAAAGGCTGGAACAGTGAAACTGTATTTCGTGTGAAACGCTCATCTGATATTGCTGTAAATATCAAAGATGGTGAAATTGTAAAACTACATTTAGATGATAATTCTCGAAATCCACGCTTTAAAGTCATCAGCACTGGTACTCTCGGTTATGTCAACCTGGATTCCCTCGAAGTCTACGTTCCAACTCCAGCGGAACAAGCTGGCATCACCAAAGGTAAATACTTCAAAGCTACCGAGATTACTGGTCATATCCGTGCCGGTACACTGGTTCAATTGAATCGTGACGATAGAAGTTATTTCCCTCAGTTCAAAGAGGTCGTATCGGGTAAGTTGCACTACGGGAATGTTACAGCTTTTGTCGAGTGCTTCCCAGAAGAGTACGAAATTAAAGGTTACCAGAATGGCGATGTCTTCCGTGTGAACCAATGTATTGCAGGCTTTAACCAAGGTCAGGTCGTTGTCTTGGAAGAAGTTGAACGTTGGCGTTTCGCTGGGCACAACATGTATCTTAAAAATGCATATGATGGTAAACCAGGAGCGTTTCTTCCATGGGATTTAGTCACCAAAATGACGAAAGATGAAGTTAAAGACGCTCTGAAAATTACCTATGACGAAACAGTTGATTCCCGTATCGTTCGTTATGCGTTGAGCTAAATTAATAATAAGCCCCGAGAAATTGGGGCTTAATTTTAGTATTAAACATTTCACTTTGTTTGGAGAAATCATGGACCACCAGAAATCAATTATTAGTGATATTGGTGTTGAGGCTGGGGTTTTAGTTGGGAGTGCAATTGCAATTCCTACTATGGCAATCCCATGCAAACCTGTACAAGAAATTGGTGTAGTTACTGCATCAGTTGCAGCACTAGCCATTGCTACGCCTTTCGTGGCTGTAGACTGTCTGTTCAGTGCGTTATTCGACTAATCTTTATATCTGTGAAATTAGCAATGTCTTCATACGTGAGGGCATTTCCAATTTACATAGGAGTACCCACCTCATGATTAATACTGAGATTGAGAACAACAATCCACTTGGTAAAGTGGTGAGCCGTGCTGCCTGTATTCGTAATATCAATAATAAAAAGGTTACTCGTACCATTGGAGGTATGAGGACTATTGAAGATATTCCAGAATTTAGAAAGCAAATAGAAGATTATATTAAAACCTGCGGTAACAGTGGTGATGTGTTAGTGGAAGAAGCAGGAAGTTTCCATTATGGAAGCCGTCTCTGGATGAAACCTAAAATGCATCGTGTTACTGAAGGTGTAATTAAGTTCAGGTCTAAGGATTTTCATTTCGAAGATAATGGACGAAAAGTTTATGGTTCACTTACAGACGTGAATGAACAAGTAACTAAATGGCATGAGTTTGGCTTTGTACGTGTATTCAAGCACCCATTTGGTGACCAATCATATGTCTACCTGCTCACTAGCAAAGGATAAATATGGATATACCTAAGTTAGTAAATGATCTGAATACACAATCGGGCAGACCTTCCTGTAAGAATCTAACCATCTTGTTCTATGGCTTGAATGAGGCTCATATTCACCTTCCAGCTGGAGACATCTGTGCAGCTGGTGGACTTCGTAACTACCTGGAGGATATCTGGGGAACAGAGGCCACAGCAGAGGTTCTGAACAGAGATTGGGAAGTTATAGACACTGATGACGAACTGACAAGCCATTTCCATGGGAGCTATGACACTTTCGATTGGAAAGGTTATGAAGAAGCCTTAGAGGCTTTTGATAATGGTGGCTTGGATATAGAGACATTCTGTGCCGGACTTGAATGTGAGATTAAACCTGAATATATCAATGATGCTTATATTGGTTATCATTGCAATGACGTTTCTTTTGTCATGTCCTATTACGAAGATCTTGTGATGGATTCTATCCCTGAAAAGTATAAATCATATTTTAATTGGGACGATTATGCTCGAGACGTAATGCTTGATTCCAACCATGTATCCTATAACCACAACTACTTCAATAAACCTTAATCCATATGTTATACATAAATGAATCTCTTCGTTGGAAGAGTAGTCCTAATACACCCATTAGAGGTATGCTGGGGCTTCGTGTTAAGAAAGCAAATCTTGGCCGTAAAGGTTGTACTTATATTAACTCTGCTGCTCGTGCGGAAATTCTTGAAATTTTCAATCCATCCAATTTTGTTTTAGTTCGTGATTTGAAATCAAAGAAAATGGATAGCATCGAGCAAATCATTAATGGGTTGGTATTTAAATACTCCATTAACTCAGGTAAGCGTAGTGATGTAATTTATTATAATCACACAATGCGTACTGAAATGTTGGAGTTGGCTAAGAAATTATTAGTTACCAAAACCAATTAGAGTTCAAATAAATCAAAGGTATTTTTAAAAGCATGTGGGTATCACATGTTACTACAGTGCCTTTTCTTATTTGTATTTCAAATATTTCTGCGCGTTATTCACCAACGCAGATAACACTTAACTTGTAATAATGTGAGAAATAATTATGTCAGAAGCAGCAGCTGAAACAAATAAACCTTTCGATGAGAATATGCGTGGGGTTTTGTATAAGAACGAGCAACGTACCACAGACAAACATCCTAACGCACGTGGACGTGCAATGGTTGATGGGGTCTGGTACTGGGTGAGTTCCTGGACTCGTGCCTCTCGTACAACAGGTGCTAAATACCAATCTTTCCAGTTCACTAAGATGACTGATGAAGATATCGCTAAATATGTTACCAGCCGTGCACCACAGCCTGAACCTAATACGCAAGCTGCTCAACAGGCAACACAGCAGTCACAGTCACAGAATCAGGCGCAATCCCAGAACACACAGGTTAATCAATCAAATCAGAGCAGTGGCTCAAACGAGTATCCACCGATTGATTTTGATGACGAAATCCCGTTTTAGAGTTGATGCAAGTAGAGCTGTACTCGTTGTGAGTACAGCTTAATTCTGTTGCATTAGTTGTGGGTGGTTCTAATAACAATAATTAACAGGACGAAGATTGAGCGACAATAAGGATATAGCCATTGAGGTTTCTAAACAGTGGCTACAAGAATTAGATGTTGTTTACTTAGTTCGTGAAAACCGCCTCTTCTACTGGAAACCATTTTTCTCAGGTAGTGAGCGGGGAGAATGGATTAAAGTAACAATAGCAGAGGCTGTAAGATTAATTAGAGCTACGCGAAGCGGCTTGAATCAAATGCGACACGTTGACAGGCATGTTCTGTTAACAGCTTTGCAGGAAGAAGATAGGGTATATGAGCGTGGCACTACCACCAAAGGTTTGACGCCAGACGGTGTTTTTAACTTCAATCGGGCAGGGACTTATTCCAAACCTGAGATGTTAATCCTATCCGTCCTGCGTGTCTTAGAAGGTCTTGGCTGGAATACTCAAACCAAAGATCTTCAATTAATTCTCGATAAAGCGTTTGAGAAAAAAGGTTATGGGAAACTTAAGCCTCAATCACAGTTACGTATGGTACGTGATTTAGTGAGTGATGCGAATATGGAATTTCGTGACCGAATTAATCGTTTATTCGTTAATGGTCTTGGGAGATTCTGTTGTATCCAAATTCAGGGAAATAACAGTATCAAACTTGATTATGATGATGTCACCATCGAAAAAGTGGCGACCCATGCATTAGCCTATTTTAACACCTCCACGGGTGAAGGCTTTATTCAATAAAATATTTAATTAAATAATATCTGTTAATACAGAAGGAAAAGAAACAAAGATGGCAAAGATTATTCAAATCCAGATGTTCGAAGCAAATGACGGTTCACAGTTCGCAACTGCTGCTGAAGCAGACGCTCATGATTTCAAGATTGAAAATGCTGTGAAAATCGCCGCTGCTGCGGAAGCCTTTGCAAACACCAACGGCAAAATTGACCGTGCTCGTGTGCAGGCTGTGAACCTGGTAACTGAATTCCTGGCATTCTACATCCCATGGCTGGAGAACGGCTCTCCTGAAGTAGAGCGCACTGTTTTCGACACACCTAAGAAAGAAGTTGTCGAAGTTGCTGTGGTTGGTGGTGAAGCAGTTGCAGAAGATGTAGCTGAAGTTGTAGCAGAAGCAGGTGAACTGTTTGCTGAATAAGATCTGAGCTCTCAGGTCTTAAGGAGTCCATTCGCAAGAGTGGGCTTCAGAGAGTACTTGTTGCCCTACGCCAGACATACGCGTGTTGCAACGTAAAAGTAGTTGGTCTTCAAGTACTCTCTGAAGTTTTCGCCGTGGAAATATCGCGACTGTTTTTACCATAAAGTAAATGCAAACGATGATCTTATCCGAGTTGCTGCGTAAGCAATAACTCCGAGGTTGAATAGAAGCCTCGTCACCGAATTTCTACACAGAGTTTTCCCGTCTGTGATTAACAAACGGGATTCAAAATTATGTCTGCTGGACTCCGATTGTAGCGGAGGTACTGGGTACGTTCATCTGCCTCGCAGACAATACCAGTATGTCACCGGGTTAAAGTCCCGGAGCAGACACCAAACAATGGAGTTATCATGAGTTTAATTAAAAAGTTTGAAGATCTTCTGTCCCATCTAAATTCAGAAGAGAATGGTATGGCAGAAGAGTTTAAAGCTGAGTTGGAAGAGTATATTAAATCTTCGGAAGATGACGCACTGTGGCGAAATTGTCTTGAAAATGGCGGAGTAGATAACTGGGGATATTATTCAGAGTCTCTACATGATGGTGGCTATTTTGACGACGAAGAACAATAAGAATTCTAAACTTACCTGACAAAGGTAAGTTTGGTACCAGCCCTGAGTATGGAATTAAACTGCTCAATCCTGACAATGATGAGTCCGTGTGGTTTTCGTAAAGAACAAGTTCAGGCAACCTGCAAGTTAAAAGTCCGGTCGTTCGGCCTTGCAGACTGTGCTACCTGAGCAACAAAGTCGAGGGAGTGTGCGACTTTAAATAACGAGACTTAAGCAACATGTTGCAGGGTTAGTGGGAGTCTAACAACACAATGTTGATTGTGTATAAATTGGCAACCTGAATCAAGCAGCTCAGCCTTGAGGTGGTTACTTCCTAAAACAGTATCAGAGAACAGACTCTTAATAAGTTGCGGTAACTCAGTCAGACCAAAGAAACTTTGCTGAGCTTGGAATCGATAATCCTGTTTAACCAGCATTAGTGGTTTGCGTTGAAATGGACAACTAAGTAAAACCAGCAACCGGAACGTTGTAAAACTACCAACCATCTCACAATAATAGGTTTAATAATGAAGAAAGTAATTCTGTTTGCTATGGCTGCGGTCACGGTCTGTGCTGTTACAGCTTGTTCAAACACTGGCTATACCAAAGTAGAAGCAGCTGATGGCACCGTCGTAACTCATGCACATGTGGGCAAAGGTACTACCGTAACAACCGATGGTAATGGTGGTGTAGCTGTGGATGCTAATAAAGGTCCAGAACAGCAGTATCAAGTGCCTACCAACTAAATAAAACTAATTTATTTAGAGTGAACCTCGTGGTGAATACACGCTAAATACAAATGTTGGAAGCCATTATACAAAACTTCAGTAATACCCTCTAAGACCTGAGCATGTCTTTAAACAGCTCTTAAATCTAACTAAATGGAGAATTAGATGAATGCTGATATTATCGTATTTCTGGCGTTATCGCTGGGAATGCTTGCTATGGATTTGTTTTATCACCGTGGGAATCATCCGGTAAGTATTTTAAATGCAAGTCTATGGACAATCGCATGGATGACTGTTTCAGGTGTGTTTGGCCTGTATTTGTATTTAACTCATGGTTTAGATCTTGCTACGCAGTTTGCATCAGGTTGGATGATTGAACAGACATTATCTGTTGATAATCTTTTTGCCATCATGGCTGTATTTGCTTGGTTCGGTATAGAAGGACAGTATCGTCACCGTATCTTACATTATGGGATTATTGGTGCAGTCGTATTCCGTGGCTTGTTTGTTGTAATTGGTGGTGGCCTTTTAGATATGCATTGGTCAGTGTCGGTTATGTTCGGTGCATTCATTATATTCACTGCATGGAAAATGCTGGGTAGTAATGAAGAGCAGGAAGTGGATTACAATAAACATCCCGCTATCAAGGTGATTGGTAAACTATACAAGATTTATCCATCCTACCCATCAGGAAAATTCTTCCATAAAGTCGGTGTCATTAAATATGCAACGCCACTTTTGGTATGTCTTTTCGTAATAGAATTATCTGATGTGATGTTCAGCTTTGACAGTGTTCCCGCAGTATTATCTGTCAGTCACGATAAGTTGATTGTCTATTCAGCAATGATGTTTGCAATCCTGGGGCTTCGCTCATTGTACTTTGTGCTGGAAGCTGCAAAAGACTCACTTTGTCATTTAGATAAAGCTGTTATCGCTTTACTAGTATTCATTGGCGGCAAATTAATTGCCGCTGCATTTGGGTATGAAATCCAAAATCAAATTTCCCTTGGTATTGTAGCTGTAACTCTGCTGATTGGTATTGTTGCGAGCCTTGCCTCTAAAAATAAAGTAATGGAGTAACTAATATGTTTGGTATTAACTTCGGTAAGAAGAAAGCAGAATTAAAATCAGCTGTTAAGAAACTGGAAAATCGTGAATTGATGCAAGCGATTGTAGCCGGTGCTATCTGGGTTGCAGCAGCTGATGGTGACATCGATTCTAAAGAGATTTCGCGCTTGGAAGCAATCATCAAAACCAATGATAAATTGGCTCACTTTGGTGCAGAAATCACTCAGAATCTGAATCGCTATCGTGAGAAATTTGAACTGGTTGGTATGCCTGTTCTTCGCTTTGAAGCCAAGAAAGAACTGCAAGATATCGCCCATAATGAATCAGATTCAGCAGAAGTATTCGTCAATATGATCTCCATCGCGCTAGCAGGTGATGGCACTATTGATGAGCATGAAGAACGTGCTCTGAAGGAAGCTGGGCAGATTCTGGGTATGCGTCTGGAAGATTTCATCTGATGAAAGCAAAGCTAACTCTCGCAGTTATTGCACTGTTAGCTGCTCTCGCTATGCACAATACCCTTAAGCTTTTGTTTGAGGGTATTTGTATTGGTGTGGTGCTGGCAATATTTGTAACATCATTAGCTAAACGTAAGTAAGACGCTAAAAATTGCTGATTTAAATAGTTATTCACTATGGGAATTTTCGAGTTCTCATATTAAGTAATTATGCGGCTAACAAGAATGTTGGCTTTGTTAAATAACTAGGAGATAGAGTAACTTTCTTAATGTAAAGGAGTGTCATGGAACTGTCTGACACATTAGATAATATCAAAGGTATTATCGACAGTAGTGCAGATAGCACACTGCTTCACAATAATGCTAATAAAGCGAGTGAACGTATTCCGGTTCAAAGGGATATGGTTGCTGGTGAAGTTAGTAAATATCTTGAACTGCAAGAAATGCCTAAGCATGTAGCTTCTGCCCATATCTCTGGGGACATCCATTTCCATGATTTAGATTACACAGCATTCGCAATGACGAATTGCTGCTTGATCGAATTGGAGGGGATGCTAAGTAATGGGTTCAAGATGGGTAACGCTGACATCGAGACACCAAAAAGTATCTCAACAGCCGTGGCTGTCACAGCACAGATCGTAGCTCAAGTTGCCTCTCACCAATACGGTGGACAAAGCCTTAACCGCTTCGATGAGGTTATGGCTGTGTATGTTCGCAAATCTTATAACAAGCATCACGCTTTTGCCCGTAAATGGCTGAAGGGCGATGAAGCTAGTGCATCTGTAATGGCTACAGAGATGGTGCGTAAAGAAGCCCATGATGCTATTCAGGCACTAGAGTATGAACTGAATACGTTACACACAGCTAACGGTCAGACGCCGTTCGTCACTATAGGTTTTGGCCTTGGCACAGATTGGGAATCTCGTCTTATCCAAGAGGAAATCTTGAAAGTTCGGATGGATGGACTGGGACGTTATCGGCGCACAGCTGTATTCCCTAAATTAGTATTCACCCTTAGAGAAGGTGTGAATATGCAGGCTGGTGATATTAATTACGATATCAAGCAACTCGCAATGCGATGCACTGCCAAACGAATGTACCCCGATTATCTGAGCTACGACCGTGTAGTAGAGGTAACAGGTGACTTCAAAGCCCCGATGGGTTGTCGTTCATTCTTATCTGCAACGAGCAGTGGTGAAGTGGATGGCAGGAATAACCTTGGTGTTGTGTCAATCAATCTGCCGCGAGTTGGTATGTTGGCAGAAGGGAACATGGAAGTGTTCTGGGGGTTACTTCGGGCAACCACAGACACTGCGTTCGACGCTCTCGAGTATCGTGTATCCAAGTTGAAAGGTATTAAGGCCAAAGTCGCGCCTATCCTTTACTGTGAGGGTGCATTTGGTTTAAGGCTTGAACCAGATGAGTATGTCTTTGAGCACTTTAAAGATCGTGCTTCGGTTTCCCTTGGTTACATTGGTCTTCACGAACTAGCTATAGCAATGTTCGATGATATTCGCCCAGGCTTTGATGGCCAGCCAGATATCAACACTCCTGAGATTAACGAATTCCTGATTGCTGTACTCACATACCTCCATCAGCGTACTGATGAGAAGAAGGCTGAAACTCATCTGGGCTATGCCTTGTATGCAACACCAAGTGAAAGCTTATGTGACCGTTTCTGCCGTTTAGATTCAGCTACTTTCGGTGTTAATAAAGTGACAGATAAAGGTTACTACACCAACTCCCATCATCTTGATGTAAACAGGCAAGTAAGCCCTACGTCAAAATTTGACTACGAGAAGCCATTCACCAAAATCGCCACCGGCGGATGTATCTCCTATGTTGAATTACCAAACATGAAAGGGAAGATTGATACACTCGAATTTGTAATCAACTATGCAGCGAAGCATGTCCATTACTTTGGGATTAATACTCCCGTTGATTATTGTGGCGAATGTGATTACGCAGGTGAAACTATAGCCACTGAGAATGGATTTGAATGCCCTTGTTGTGGGAACCATTCAGGAACATTACAAGTAACAAGACGTGTGTGTGGGTATTTAGGTGCTCCGAATGCACGGCCATTTATTTCTGGCAAACAAAACGAAGTTATTAGCCGTGTGAAACATGGTCATGGCTGAGTAAAGAAAATGAAACACTTTGTAGCTCAAGATGTGGGAGAGCAATGTGCTGCTGACGAGCGGATAACACAGAAGATGGAAATTCCATAATTCCCAAAGTGTTTCACCCATTAAAATTAATTGCATAAGGCGCAACACCAAAATTCTGGATAGACGCCCCGTCTTGTCACGCCTTATGCAATTAAATATTAATATATATGCTGGCTTTGTTCAATCAAAGTTGGCACCTTTTTATAAAAATAAGAGATAAAGAAATGTCTGAAGCTTTAGAAACCTTGCATAACGGAGCAACTATTAAAGACACTCCAAGCATTGCAACTGTCGTGACAATTATGGAGTACATCAATGGCCTGATGGTTGGTAGTGTTCCACAAGAATTTTACAATCTGATGACTGATATTTTTGGTGTCCAGAATGTTAATCGCATGGTTGCTCTTGGTGGAGTTAAATATATTAAAGCCATCCTCCAAACTGCAACACAAAAAGTTGAAAATTCTGAAGGCAAGAAAACTTTAGAAGATGTAATTCGTGAAGAACGTGAACAAGTAATTTATATCCTTGATAAAATCTTTGGGGAATAAGTCACACATGGAAGTACGCCATCTTAACGAACTTGAAGCAATATCCGCTGAAGTAATTGGTGTTCTTGGTGATGACCTGCACGTAGTTAATGCAGCCCGTGTGACAATGGGAGTGAATCACCTAGAATTAGCAGAAAGTGACACTCGTTTAATCAAATTCCTGGCCCGTGAAGGGCATGTTACACCTTTCCGTCACCCTACTATTACCTTGCGATGTAAAGCGCCTATAGCGATTGCACGGCAGCTCAGTAAGCACCAATCAGGCTTTAGCTGGAATGAGAAATCCCGCCGGTATAAGGATGGTGATGTGGAAATTTATATTCCATCAACATTACGCAAGCGTCCCTCAGATCTCCACAGTGGCTCTGACAGCGCGTGGGAGCCAGAGGAATGCATTGGTACTATTGACCTCATAAAAGCCGCCAGCCGCGCTGCTGTGCAGCAATATTCAGACTTACTCTCCAGAGGTGTGGCACCGGAACAAGCACGGTTTGTTCTGCCACAAAACATGGTAACAGAATGGGTTTGGACAGGCAGCCTGTACGGGTGGTTTAGTTTATTCAAACAACGGACAACAGAACATGCCCAGCATGAAGCTCAAATCTTTGCTTCAAAGGTTGATATGTTGATGAAACAGTATTTCCCAATTAGTTGGGAAGCTCTGAAAGGTACAATCAAACATGATTAGTGATACAACTTTGTTGACTTTAGAAATTGCCTTGCTTGCTGTATTAATGATTATGCAATGTTTTCGAATTAATAAATGTATGTTGACCATGAAGTCGCAAGAAAGTGTAATTCATCTTCTTGAAGAAGAAATGGATGAAATACAACGGGAGCAAGACCTTATTTACAGTTGGGCGAGGGATTCTGATGTTGTCATTGCAGGTATAAATGACGAGAACAGTCGCAGGAAAGCTCTACAAGCGTAACTAAGTATTGAGGCTGTGACATAGCAGCCTCAGATATAATCAAAAGAGATTTTTAACCCAATCGTAAGTTACAGCTTACTTGGGGAACTTGCGCTGCCTGTCATCCAGGAAATTCTTAATTCTTCTTTCTTAATCAACATTAATTGTCAGTGGAATTAGTAATTTCTTCGATTAGGAGAATCTAATAAATATAATAAAGGAACCGTAATGAAGCATTGCATTGAAAAGATTGAACACATCCCCTCAGATGGGAGTAAATGTCTTTCAACCACAGGTCAATCATTACAGGTTTGGTTGAATGAAGAACCTGATGGCCGCAAACACTTTAGCGGTTTCTGTTTCGCTTGCTCCAAACTTGTCCTTGACCCATATGGAGATAACCCTCCTGACCCAAAAGATGTGAAAGTCAAAACTGAAGAAGAAATTCAGGAAGAAATTAATGACATCATGACTTGTCAGAGGGTTGATTTTGAACATCGGAGTATCGAGCCAGACTGGTGGCAATATTTTGGAGTCCGAAAACTATTATCACAATTTGATGGTGTTACACCAAACGCAATTGCACACCCATTCACCAGAGATGGGAAAGTTGTTCGTTGGAAAATCAAACTTCTAAGTAAGAAGCAACCAATGTGGTCTGTTGGTGACACTCAAAATAACGACCCATATGGCTGGGAACGTGCAAAGCTTGCTGGCGGTTCAACCTTATACATCACTGAGGGTGAGGAAGATGCAATCGCATTAACTCAGATCTTAAAGCTGATGAATCAAGGCACAAAATACGCAGATTTGAACTTTGCAGTTATCTCACTAACAGATGGTGTAGAAACGGTTCAGAAAACATTAGGACCGAAGCTGGATGAGATTAATCAACGTTGGGAAAAGGTTGTCATTGCTTTTGATAATGATGAGCCAGGAAAGAGGGCAGCAAAAGAAGCGTGCCGTCTATTCCCAAACGCCCATGTAGTCATACTCCCAGCTAACGATGCAAATGATTGTCTAAAACGTGGACTCCTTAAGCAAACTCAAGAAGCTGTACTTTGGCGTGCTGCTAAACCACTTCCATCTGGAATCCTTCGTGTCTCAACATTGAAGCAAAGAATCAAAGAACCTCCAAAGCCGGGCTTAAGTTGGCCTTGGTCTGCTCTTACAACTATGACCTTTGGTCAACGTAAGCAAGAGATTATTGGTTTAGGTGGCGCAACAGGCGGTGGTAAGACGACCATTGCATATGAGCTTATTGCACATAATGCTCGTGAGCATGGTTGGAAGACTTACGCAGCTTTAATGGAAGGTCAGGAAGAAGATCATGTCCGTCAGATTGCTGGAAAGGTGGATAGTGAGTTGTACCACATCCCAGGCCATGAATATGACGAAGAAAAGTTCTTTGAGACTGTCGATTGGTTAGACGACTATTTATATCTCTGGGATAGGGGAAGCTCCGGTGATGCACACACCACCTGGGAGGGAATGAAATCTTCCATCCGAACCATTGGCGATGAGATTGATGTATTTATCCTCGATAACCTCACCAAGTTGACGGAGGGGATGAGTTCCTCAGAACGTAATGATTTTATCGGTAGTGTCATCTCTGACCTAGATAAACTCATGAAGGACTATGACTTCGAAGTTATCGTACTAAGTCACCTCAATGCTCCAGAGAAAGGCAGCCGTCAACATGAAAATGGTGGCAGGGTTCTGACCACTCAACTTACTGGTAGTAAAGCACTTGAACGATATGCTGACTTCATCTTTGGTTTCGAACGTAACAAACAAGCTATCGACCCATCATGTTCTTATATTCGAGGTTTGAAAGCTCGGAAATATGGGACAACCGACGTCTTTAAGACTTATTTCGAAACATCAACGGGACGACTCCTGCAAAGAAGTTGGGACGATGAGATGTACAAAGATAAAAAGACTGCATAAATGAATAAGTACCCACTATTAGAAAATTTGTGGGCAGCGGATATTGAAACAACAGGGCTGCTTGATGCAATGCGTAAGCAGCCAAATCCACGCCTCCACAATTTAGGTTTAATCAATGCTGAGTTATTGAATGAAGTCCTATTTGAAGGAACTGAAAGGGACAAGATACAGTCATTTCTTAATTCAAGCCCAGTTTTAATAATGCACAATGGTATTCCTTTTGATAAGCAAGCATTGGAGCTACTCGGCTATGATGTTTCAAAAATCAGAGTTATTGATACCTTGTTTCTTTCTTGGTACTTAGAACCACGCAGAGTTAAGCATGGTCTTGAAGAGTACGGTGAGGAGTTTGGAGTTCCAAAACCGCCAATCGCTGATTGGGAATCGCTCACTCAAGAGGAATATAACCATCGTGTAATGCAAGACTGCCGAATCCAAATAAAGTTATGGCAAAAGCAATATCGTCAATTAATGACAATTTATAAAAGTCATTCTGAAGTAATGCGATTCATCGAATATCTAATGTCCAAAGCAAATCAGCTCCGTATACAACAGAATACGCGCTGGAAGTTGGATGTAGAAGGGTGCATTAAATTAAAAGCAGAAATTGACGAAAAAGTTACCGAGAAGCATAGCGAGCTAAGCCATGCTATGCCAAAGATTGCTAATAAGAAAATTAAGAACAGACCTGCGAAATGTTTTAAGCAAAATGGGAGTCTTTCCAAAGCAGGTATGGAGTGGAAAGTAATTTGTGACCAGAATAAATTAGATTTCAATGATACTAATTTAGCCGTATCAATGATTACGGGTTACGAAATTGGGAATCCGAACTCTCCAGGTCAGATTAAAGATTGGCTATTCAGTCTGGGTTGGGAACCTGAAACCTTTAAGTTTGTTCGTAATAAAGAAACGAACGAAATGAAGAAAATCCCTCAGATTTCAGTAAAAGATGAAGATGATAACCCAGACATCTGCCCTTCATTGTACAAACTGGCTAAGAAGAATCCTGGCGTAGGCATTGAGCATTTAATTGGTTATGGAGTACTCAAGCATCGTTCAAGTATCTGCAAAGGGTTCCTTGCAAACCATGTTGATGGTTACCTGACAGCACGCTGCCAAGGTCTGACTAACACACTGCGACTCAAACATCGTGAGTTGGTTAACCTTCCTTCTCTTCGAGTTGTTTACGGGAAAGAACTGCGTGGCCTACTTACCTGTGAAGACGGTTACGAACTACTTGGCAGTGACTTATGTTCATTAGAAGACCGTGTTAAACACCACTACCAATGGCCGTATGACCCAGAGTATGTGAAGAAACAGATGTCAGCAGACTTCGACCCACATTTAGAGATCTGTCTAATGGGTGGAATGTTGACCCCATTGCAAGTTGCTGACCATAAAGCTGGTGTTCAAAAGTACTCAACTCAACGTAGCTACGGGAAAGCCACGAACTATTCGTGTCAATATGGTGCTATGCCTCCAACAGTAGCTCGTGCCGCTGGTGTAGCACTAGCAATTGGTGAGCAACTCCATAAAGCATATTGGAAGTTAAATTGGTCAATAAAAGAGATTGCAGCAAATACAACCGTTAAAACAATTGATGGTCAAATGTGGCAGCTTAACCCGATTAATAACTTCTGGTACTCCCTTCGTTACGAGAAAGACCGTTTCTCAACCCTCTGTCAAGGTTCCGGTAGTTATATCTTTGATATTTGGTGTAACAACGTTATTGCTATTTGCAATGAACGTTATAACCGTGACCCGAAACTTTCCGGCCAATTCCATGACGAATTAATACTGATTATCTTAAAAGGTACTCAGGATATTTGGAATGGGATTATGGAAGAGTCAATGGCTCGTACCAATGCAACCCTAAAAATGAATCGTGAAATAGCTTGTGATGTTCAATACGGTAAAAACTATTCCGCAATTCACTAATACTTCATTTTGAAGTTATAAAAATTCTATTAATAAAAATGTACCCAATCGGAAATATATTAGTGCCGATTAGAGTTAAGGAGATTTATCATGGCTTTTGTAGCTGCAACAAAACAATCAAATAACGTAGCTTCTGCTGCACCATTGTTAGATGCTGGTGGATATTCTGCACGTATTGTTCAAATCATTGATTTAGGTTTACAACCTGGTAGCGGTCAATACCCAAATCCAGCATGTAAACTTATTATGAAGTTTGAACTGCTTGATGAATTCATGTGTGAAGTAAATGCAGATGGCTCTATTAAGATGGTGCAAGAAGATGATGAAATGGTCCCAGCGGCACTGAAAGATAAACCACGTTGGTTTGATTTCGAGTTCACTTATAATCCTGATGGCTTCATGGGTGAACGTTCTCATATCTTTAAATTAATGCAGTCTGTAGATGCATTTGAAGTCTTGGCAAATCCTGAACAAGGAATTGTTGGTCACCCTGCAAAAGAACTGAAAGAACTATTGTCAGAACCACTGACTATCAACCTCATTCAACAGATGAGCAAGTCTGGGAAAAATGCTGGGAAGATGGTGAATAAAGTCTCAGCTTTCGCTGCAATGAAGGGGAAAGATAAGAAAACTGCACCACCATTGGTGAATGTTCCGGTCTTCTTCGATATGGATAACCCGGATGTAGAGATCTTTAAGAAACTTCCATTCGGTAACCAGTGGTGCCCTCAAGAACGTATCAAGTCTGGCCCAGAATTCTACAAGTCAAAACTAGCAGCATTGCTGGGTGAATCTGGCACTGCACCGGCGCAGAACGATGCGCAAGAATCTGCTGAGGCTGAAGTAAGCCAAGCTGATGTAGATGCAGCTATGGAAGCTGAACTGGCACGGCAAGCAGCTGTAACAGCAACTGGCACCGATTCGAGCGCAACCTCCATGGTTCCGTTCTAATGATGTTGTGGTCAAACTTTTCTTTAAGAAGGGTTTGGCCACTGCTCTACGATTTGACCAAGTTGTGCAGGTAGTGGGATGAGCGTTTCCCAATAGGGTTCGTAACCAGGGTGTAGAGGATATGTCTCTCCGCACCAATAAGCCATAGCACGCTTTTGAATTTCGATGATAGTTCCATCAATACTAAGAAGACGCATATCACCTCTGTGGACTTCACCGTCATACTCTATGCTGAAAATCTTATATGGCCTATTAGCCCAAAACTGATTTTTAAAATGCTGTGCATCTTCTAAGGAGTCTGTGACAAACATGCATCTGAGCCTAGTCGGTTTGTTTGGAAAATGGTGACTTCTAACTAACTCGAAGATTAATTCAGTGGCAGTGCTCGGGCCGTCAGGGTCTCTAAAAATATTCTTGTTCAGGTACTGCATTCCATGGGAAGAAACAGAGATAACAGTTGGTTCATCGCTGTTGTCGGTGGTTATACCAAAGTTAATCGATAATTGCTGTGGGTTAAATACTTGTTGCTCTGTGCAGCGATTAGATCTGTCAAGTGTATAAAACGTAGTCATAAAAACTCCTATTAAATTTAATAGGAGCATAACAAACAATATGGATAAAATAAATGTCAAAGCCTCTTAAGGTTGGCTTAATTGACGGGGATATGGTTGCATTCTCACATAGTGCTGCTGAAGAATATGGCAAAGAAGAAGATGACATTTCTTTTACTCATATTCAGATGGGTATGGACGCAAAATTAGAATATCTTAAACGCCGATTAAACCTCGATGTAATGTACGTCTTTATTTCTGGAGACGATAACTTCAGATTTGTAATTAATCCTGACTACAAAGCTAACCGTAATGGTGTTTGGCGGCCAACAAATCTTAATAATGCAAAAGCACATTTAAGAACGTGTTGGGATGCAATGTCAATGCGTGGTCTTGAAGCAGATGATTTGATTGCATGTTTTGCCAGATACAATTATACGGTAACAACCGGCAAGCATAATAAAATTAGAACACTTTCTAAACCTGAGAAATGGCCAGAAGGTACTCAAATTTACGTTTGTAGTCTGGATAAAGACCTCAAACAAATCCCTTCCATTAATTACAGCTGGGAAACCTCAACTAAGGGTGAAAAGACCGAAACTGTGAAAGGTTTTGGTGAAATCCGTGTGATTATCAAAGGCGCAGGTAAAACGCCGAAGAAAGAGGTCAAAGGAGTTGGGACTAAGTTCTTCCTCTGGCAGCTTCTTACCGGTGACGGTACAGACGGTGTTATTGGTTGCGGAATCAAAGTTAAGAAGATCTATCAATCTGGTAAGAAAGCTGGTCAAGAGTATGAAAAGCGTGAAGGTATCGGGGCTATGGAAGCATTTGATATTCTGAACGACTGCACTTCATATTCCCAAGGTTTACAGCGTGTTATCACCCAGTACAAACGTGTTTTCGGAACCTCCTGGGAACAGGCTTTGATTACCTCCGGTCGGCAATTGTATATGGTCAATACCATTATCGATTCTGATAAGGCTTTGATGTGGCATTTCAATGGATTATTGAAAATCTACTTTGATTTGGGTGATCAGAAGCTTGTAAGACTTATCGATGGCAACTGGGTTGATGCAAACATTGAAACAGAGGAACTTGCAGCAGCTTAATGTACGGTTATCTCAAAGATGAGAAGCAGTATTTAAACTGGCTTAGAAGTGGCCTCAGACGAGTCTGGAATAAGCATCCTGTCAAGCTTGGTCTTCTGCAAACTCGACGCATAAGAATGAAAAACAGCGGCGGGAAGATGATATGGCATTATGAATGTGAGCATTGCAGTAAATTCTATAAAGCGTCCGAAATAGAGGTCAACCACAAAGAAACGGTAGGAACTCTTACTTTAGAAAACTTTGGTGAATTTGCTACACGTATGCTTCTCGTTAATGAAGATGACTTAGAACTTCTCTGCCATAAATGTCATGGGCTTGTTACCTATCAAGAACGATACGGTGGAACCCCTCGTGATGCCAATATTGCCAAAAGGGTTATTGCTTTTGCAAAACTCCCAGCCGCCCAACAAACCGCAAAACTTATTATGGCTGGAATAGAAGTCCCAAAGCCAAATAATGCTAATTCCAGGAAGGAACTTGTTCGCAAGTATCTGCAAGAACACTTGGAATAAGATTGAGAAGTTAAGGAAATTTTATGAGTATCAAAACCCTCATTGACGGGACTACATACACCAAAGCACATGCGCATGATTGGGAAGACATATCGAAGGCTATCAAAGGGAAGTGTCATGTTTATAGGAAAATTGATGGTGTTAGGGCTTTGCGTCTACGGGACAATACAGTTGTCAGTAGGGATAGCAAACCTCTAAACAACCTTAACCACCTTGAATTCCAGGACTGTGAAGTTTATTCAGTTGATTGGAACACTACTGTTTCTTTGGTTCGTAGTCAGTCATATAAATTAATTACGCAAGATATGATTTACGATCTTAGAGATGGGAGTATTGACCCTCGACTTTATTTAGGTAAAGCAACCAACCCATCCAATGAAAATCTCCATAAATTAATGGAACAACGCCTAGCTTTGGGTGATGAAGGACTAATTGTTCGAGTCGAAGGCAAAGGCCGTATTAATTGGTGGAAGATTGTCCCATATAAATACATGGATTTGAAGATTACTGGTTTCAAAGAAGGTACTGGTAAGAACAAAGGTATGCTCGGAAGTTTTAAAACTGGTAAGGGTAGTGTGGGTACTGGTTTTACTGATGAGCAACGTATTTATTTCTGGGAGCATCGCCATGAATTATTGGAAACATTCATTGAAGTTAAATACCGCGAAGTCACTGAAGATGGGAAATTAAGATTTCCATCATTTGTACGTTGCCGTTTTGACAAAGCTGAAGAGTCTTATGATTGATTCACAAATCTTAGAGGTAAGTGGCAGTGATTTGCCACCCATCAAGCAACACATCACCATGCCAAAATCCTGTAACAACGTTGCGATTATATTAAATGGCCCACCTGGTTGTGGGAAAGACACCCTTGCAAAAGCATTGTGTGACACACCCTATAATCAGCTCTGTGGCGTTCACTGCGTGGACTCTAGTAGTGCCAATACGCTTGCATCCCCATGTAGCTATAAACGCAGCTGTGGCCGATTGGAGCGACGAGAATTTAAATCGCAATTGTACAAGGCCACAGCCGAATACTTTGGTATTGCTACAGAGCTTTTCAAAATCGTAGCAACAGACCGTGAGACGAAAGACTCATTGAAGCTACCTGTATTAGGCCACCGGACGCCACGAGAAGCCCTGATTTACATCTCTGAGATGGTAATGAAGCCATTGCATGGTAAAGACTATTTCGGGCGCAGAGAGGCCGCTGAGGTTGCCAAAATAGCGTCAACCTGTTCTGCCACATTTGATGCTGTCTACTCAGATGGTGGCTTCATCGAAGAGGTGTACCCACTTACAGAAGTCTTCTCCCATATTTATATCCTTCGCTTGTACAGGGAAGGATTCACATGGGAAGGAGACAGCCGTAATTGGTTATACCCACCAAGTCATCCAGATATTACCTGCAAAGATGTATTTCTTACAGAGGGTGATATTGAAGGTGATTCAAATTACATCAAACATATATACCAATCGTTGAAATTATAAATGAAACTTAAGTTAAAAAAATTAGACCCAAAAGCAATCATTCCTAAATATGCGACATTTGGCGCAGCAGCCTTTGATTTACATGCACTAGATTCCGGCCATGTTCTGAATGGTAAAGATGCCGTTGTACGAACTGGGCTTGCGTTTGAAATCCCAGAGGGTTATGTGATGCTCGTTGTTGGCCGGTCTGGTCATGGATTCAAACATAATGTTCGCCTTGCAAATTGTCTCGGCGTAATCGACTCGGATTATCGTGGTGAAGTGATGGTTAAGCTGGTAACTGATAGTGACCAGACAGCCCTGTACTTTGAAGCAGGTGAACGGGTAGCCCAGGCGATGATTGTACCTGTTGCTCAGGTCGAGTTGACCGAAGTAGATGATCTTTCTGAGACACTGCGTGGCGTGAATGGCTTTGGTTCCACAGGGGTATTATAAGTGACTCGTAAAACGGAAGTTATTGCAGAAGCAAATGGTGAAAAGTATTGCTATTTATTCAGTGATAACGTTGTTGCTGGTGGTGGCTCTTATTTATCTCGCATCTTAGAAGCACGTAATAAAACAAAAGCTGATGCCTTTGTATTTGTGCTTCCAGAGGGCTCAGATAAAGACCGTATCCGGAACAGAATCCAACGCACTGTAAAAGCTTTGGAGGATTCCGTAGCCCCTCTGCGTTTGCCATACAGGGTTTCTGTAAGTTACGCGAGTCTCATTTAAGACGGATTATTCTAAAGAGTTATTTTGCGAGTCGTTGTAAGCTTATTTAGAAAGCTTACAATTTACTTAGCGGAATGATGATGAAGAAACCTCTCAGAGATGGGGAGAGTAGTGACCTGACTGAAGACATTACATTAGTTGGTGATTGCTACTCTTTCCTCTATTATGATACTCAGTCATGGTTGAATAGCTTATTTGGAAAGTACGCGCTTTTCGCTGAAAGCGAGTATGAGAGAGAAAATCATTATGTGCATGCTTACAGTATCACGGTGAATGATTATAGTGCTTACATTCAAGACGGAGAGTGGGAAAGGAAGAAAGAGTATAAAACCATCCGAGTGTTACTTAGTAGTCTTTACCAGAAGGAATTCAAGGGTTGGATTGATGAGGGATATGCTATATCTCAAGGTTATCTCAGTGCAGACAATATTGTAGAAGTTTTTGGTCTCTGGAAACTTAAACGATATGAGATATACAGTAGACATGCTCGAGAGCTTGATCTATTAAGGAATAAAGCAGCAGAACTCATGAAGTAGTTTATTCTGGTAAGGAATATAATGTTAAAGCCAACCTTCGGGTTGGTTTTTTTTTGTTAATCAGTGCCCACCTTTACATTAGTTGTGAGTGGCGAAACAACCAATGGACGGTTGTATGCATAAGGAAATTTTATGGAAACATATGCATGTTATTCATGTGGGCGCGCTATAGCTGAAGATGACTATTTATTCAGTAAACATTGCCCAATGTGTGATTCCCCGCTTGGCAACCCCCAGCGCAGATATGAGGTCAAATTAGCAGAAGCTGCCTCACTAAATCGAGAAACGGAGGAAAAGAAATAATGAGTATTAACCTATGGATGATTTCGGAGAAGGTTACAATAATGACCTTGCTACGCAATTACTAAAGTATTATGGCAACCTCTATAACATCACTCGTAAATGGCGCGACTGTGCGCACTCTCTCCCCAGTATCAGGCGTTATCTAGCACAGAACCCTGGTATTCTTGGGGAGTATTCGAACCTCCTTCAAGATGAAATAGAAGGTATGGGACTTTCAGGGGATGCAGTTTTAAAATCCCTTAAGGAAGCTCAGCTCGAAAGGTTGGCGAATGGTGACACGAAAGATTCAACACCGTTTGCAACTGAAATTGAAAAAATAATTAAAGCTGGTAAGTCTGACCGTATTGCAGGACAAGCAATTGAATCTTCGGCTTCTGAAGAAGTTCATATAGGTTTAATTGATAGTGTTTTGAACGACCCATTAAACATTGACCCCAGCACGATATCAAAAGCGGTTGCTGACGCTGTACATGATATATTAATAAAAGATTTTAGAAGATTCTCTCTATGGTGTTTTGAAATTCAGATGAATTACAAATTCCAAGAGCAGGATTTTCATGCTGTTGTATTTGAATTTTGCCAAAAGATTGTTGATGGTGAAATTGACCGAGGTATTGTAACGATACCTCCAAGGCATTCCAAAACACAAATTATATCGATCTTCCTCCCATTATTCTCTTTCTGCCATAATCCATCTGCGCAGAACATCATTACCTCTTATGCTGACGACGTTGTACAAGAATCTTCGGGCTATATACGAACAATAATGACAGACCCGTTATTCCAAAAGATATTCTCTAAAGTGAGAATTGACCCTAACAAACGTTCTTTGGAACGTTGGGGGACGACGAAGCAAGGTGTATTACATGCTGTGCCAACTGGTGGCAAAATGACTGGGAAGGGTGCAGGGAGCCTAACAGAACGCTACTCAGGTATTTTCTGTGTTGATGACGTGATTAAGCCAAAAGATGCTTACTCCAATACCATACGTGCGGAAATTAACGACCGATATGACAATACATTTATGTCCCGACTTGCTAATGATGGTTACATAAATGACAAAGATGGCAAGCTAATCAAGTGTTCCCGTACACCCATAGTCATTATCATGCAGCGTGTACATGATGAAGATCTTGTTGGATTCTTACTTCGAGGTGGTAGCGCAGATAACTATCATTATCTGAATATCCCCGCCTTGGTTGATAAAAATACCGGTAATGAAGATTGGTATAATACCCTAATAAGTCGGCAAGCTTATACAAATGCAATTCCTTATTTGTATGACCTAGGTCGTGAGAACGAATCGGCACTATGGCCGGGGCGTAAAAGTTATGAAACCCTCAAAGAGATGCAAGCTAAGACGCCGTATACGTTCAACTCGCAGTATATGGGTGACCCGACAGCGCAAGGGCATGGCTTGGTTAGCAATGAATGGTGGTGTGAATATGATAAAGACACCTTTGATTACTCCACCATTACAAAGACATTTATTACTGCTGATACAGCTTCCACAGTTAAAACTTATTCTGACTATTCAGTACTAATTTATTGGGGTGTTACCAAAGATAAAGAATTGATTATGTTGGATGGTGTAATTGGTAAGTATGAAACCCCAGAGCTTAAGAAATGTGTTTTAGGTTTCTGGGCAAAGTGCAACAAATTGGATGTAAGATTCCCGCTGTTATTACCTCGTGCTTTATATATGGAGGACAAATCATCTGGGCAATTCTTAAATCAACAATTTGTAAGAGATGGGAATATAAGGTGTTTACCAGTCCCCAGAGATAGATCTGGTGGCGATAAAATATCTAGATTCCTAAACACGCTCACATATTTCGCGCAAAGTAAGATTAAATTTCCCGCTGGTCACGAACATATTGGGCATATAAAACGAGAAGTCTTAGCAATGACTTCACAAGGGAGTGGTACAGGGCATGATGATGTTTGCGATAATATCTCCGATGCTGTTGCTATTGAATTCTCTGGGCTCTCCGCAAATTATCTTTCTTGGGTATAATAATAAAAATGAGTATCAAAACGCGACTTGATGGTCGCTCAGAAGAAAATTACGGTCTGGATATTATTGATGTAAATACCGGCAGGGTTGTAGCGACTATCGAGGCAACTGAAGGTCGTGCAAATTTAAGTGTTGAAACTGCTGATGGTATGTATATCCGTAAAACGAATGGAACTGTGATTAAACGCAAATCCGCGAGTTTGGCTGCATGACAAGACCGGCAGCACATAAAGCCAAAGCCAAAGCAGTAACCGGAACAAACGATAAAACTAAAATAAATCCGGTTAGCATCGCTGATGGTCTGGAGAATGTTGTAACCGGTCTTGGTACAGGTGCTGATAAGTCTACTTATAATCGTTGGTATTACGAAGGTTCGAATCAGGACTGGCCGCAATTAATCAACCGATTCCGTGAGGATTGGGTTAGCAAGAAAGTCTGTGAAATTATCCCACAAGATATGTGCCGCGAATGGAGGAAAATCAGTACTCCAGAAGGTATTGAAGCAGACACAGAATTTGATATCCCATCGTTATTCCGTATGGGGTATCAATGGGCGAGACTGTATGGAACTTCGTTCCTGCTGCTGGATTTGAAAGGTGCTGGCTCGCTTAGCACACCTCTCAACTTCAAGAGGCTGAAGCCAGGTTGCATCAAGTCCTTCCAGATTGTGGACAGGACTCGAATGGTGCCAACTGGCTCCTTAGTTCTTGACCCATTAAGTCCTCATTATGGTTTGCCGGAGTATTACCAATTAGTTGGTTGCACACAGCGTATTCATCACTCACGCTTCATCAGGTTTGAAGGGACTGAGTTACCTTTGTTCCAGTTGCAACGTAACCAATGGTATTCAGATTCAGTACTGATTCCACTTCAGAAGACCATCGATCAATTCTTCACTACAGCTGCATCAGCCGCACAGTTAAGCCAGGAAGCAACCATTGATGTGGTTACTGTCCAAGGTCTGCAAAGTCTGCTGACAAGTCCGGAAGGTGAACAAGCTGTGATGAAGCGCTTCAGATTGATGAAGCAAGCCAAGTCGGTATTTGGTGTACTGCTCTTAGATGAAACCGAAGATTACTCCACGAAGTCAATTGCCTTATCTGGGGTAAAGGACTTGATATGGGAATATCTGAAGATTGTAGCCGCTGCCGTCGGTATCCCTGCTACAAGGTTCCTCTCTGCTTCTCCTGATGGTATGAATGCTACAGGGGAGTCTGACTTGGTGAACTACATTGATTTACTAAGGGGTTTACAGAAGTCTGTCTTCGATAAACGTCTGAAGATTATTGATCGAATTCTGCAAGCGCACTACGGCTTGCCAGCATGGACTTATGAATGGAATTCAGTCTTTCCTGAGTCAAACGTTGATAGAGCTAAACGAGCCAAAGATCTCTCTGATTCCGTATCAGAACTAGTCCAGCAAGGTATTATCTCAGCACAAGTAGCTAACACTGTGCTCAAGCATGAGAAAGTCTTTGGGGACACAGATCTTGGAACTGCTCCACCAAACCCGCCACAAAAGACCACTGAAAATAAAACTAATTAAAAATCATTGGGAAGTTAAATGTTGAATAAACAGATGCTCCCATTATCTGTAGAAGTTATGTTGTATGACTCGGATGAAGTAAGTGAAGAGCTAAGTACTATTGGCGACACATTAACTATTCCGACACAACGAACTTTTCGTGATAGTGGCGAGATGATTGCACCATGTACTATTGCTCGTACTGGCGTGATGGAATATCGGGCTAAAGATTTGGGAGGTTTATTTGCTGACCGTAACCCAATGGATATTATTAAAGTCATGACTACAGCAGAGGAGTTATTTGCTGCTGACAGCCTCGAATCATATCGTTCCTGCCCCTTAACCTTAAATCATCCACGTAACAATAAAGGTGCTCAAATTGATGTAACTCTTGAAAATAATAAAGAGCTACAAAAGGGTATGCTTGAAGGTTTGCCGTTCCGTGATGAAAACGATGAATTAGCCGGTACTGTAGTTTTCAATGACCAGGAAACAATTGGCCTTATTGATGACGGTTACGACCAGTTAAGCTCAGGTCATAAAGCCGTAGTTGTCCGAGTTAATGGAAAAGAGTGGGATGCAGAAAAGACCAAAATTCGCGCAAACCATATTGCAGTTGTGAAGAAAGGGCGAGCTGGAACAGCACGTATTGCAGATGAAGACGATATTAATATCGATGATAAAACTGTAATTACGGATGACGATTCGAGCTATAAAGACTTGAGTAAACTGCAAGCTGCATATGACGAACTAAAGATTAAGAATGCAAAGCTCTTAGTTGAGCATGAAGCAAGTTTAACCAAGCTTGCTGATTCAGTTGAAGAGATCTCTTCGCTTAATACTAAGTTGACTGACTCAGGCTCTAAAATTAAGAACTTAGAGGTTTCCTTATCAGATGAGAAAGCGAAGAATATTTCTGATGATGAAATGCAACGACGCGTCAATGAAAAGGCAGCGGGACGTTTGAAACTGCTGACACAGATTGCCAAGTTAGGTGATGTTTTTGAAGATCTAGAAATTGCAGATAAGAGTGACACCGATATTAAACGGGAAGTTTTGAGTAAATTGAGGGATGAAGATTTCTCTAGCAAGACTGATGTTTATGTAGATGCTCGATTTGATGCTGCACTTGAAGACTCTGCCGAAATTACCCTCTCAGATGCACTCAATACCTCCATCCTCTCTGGCAAAAGCACTGAGCGTGAAGTGTATGTAAGCCCTGCAGAAGAAGCTAAACAACGTCGTTTAGCACGATACAAATAAAATAATAAAGGTTAAAACCTAATAATGCCTGAACAAAATTTCACAATGAATACAAAGGCCGGTTATGCCGGTGATTTGTATGGTCTGACATTCACTAACTCACAACGTAATACTTATATTGCCTCTGTTGGCGGCACAATTGAGTGGGGCTGTGCTATCAAGAGTACAGATAATCGTACAGCTACAGCAGGTATCAATGCTGATGGCACTATCAATGGCGTAGTTATCCGTGCACTCAATGTAGAGCAAGCCACTCGTCCTGGTGATGGTTCTGTCTTCTACTACGAAGGTACAGCTTTGGCTGTTCTGGAAGAAGGATACATCCAAGTTGATATGAGTGGTGCAGCTGTTGGTGGCAAAGTGTATGTGACCAGTGATGGTAAGTTTACAACTTCAAGCACTGATGGCACTGAGTGTACTAACGCATCTGTATTCCGTGCTGCTGATAGTGATGGACTCACTGTGTTATGGATTGAGAACCACTTAGCAGTAAAGCCGGAAGCGACAGCTTAAAACCCACTATTAGCAGTGTATCTATCTCAGTTTCCCCAGATACCGCAGTGGCTGGTGCATCTTACACAGGTGTTGCCACTATCGTCTGTGACCCAGTATGGACTGAAGATAATGGGTACACAGTGCTGGTTGAGCTTACTGGGCAGAGCGCTGGATTTACAATGGTTGAAGTTGACGGAACCACATCCAATATTGGTGGAACACCAGCACTGTCTGGGACATGCAATGTCACCTGTTCAGTCGTAGACGCCCAAGGTAATAGTGTGGACGCTACGCCAGCAACAATTACAGTTTCTCCCGCCCAGACCTCGTAGTTCAATTTGCTGTCGCAAGATAACCACAGAATTCAATTGTGGGAAAATTACAATCTATATTAAGCCCATTACTCTTCTGTAGTGGGTGTTAAAGCTATTCAGGAAATAATAATAATAAATGCCTAAACTCGTACAACTGGCTGACTCCGACTTTAATCGCTTAAACCGTCTTGGCCTCGAACTACCAAATAAAGAAGTTGAAATTTGCGATGCAATTGTCGCTATCCAAAATTCGAATCAAGTCTCATTGTCTGATGCTGACGGTATCTTCTTCCAGCGTCAGCTCGAATATATCGAACAGCAAAGTTATGACGTTCAATACCCAGATTTGGAAGCGCGTGAATGTTTCAGCGTTGATAACTCAGGTGGTGCTGGTGTAACCACACTTACCTATCGTAGCTATGACCATGTAGGCAAAGCACAAGTTTTCAATGCTCGGGCTGTGGACTTACCAAAAGCATCTGTATCCGGGAAAGAGTACTCACTGCCTGTTAAGTCTGTAGGTACCTCATATGACTACGACATTGATGAAGTCGCCGCCGCAGCCGTTACAGGGATGCCGCTGGAAGCTCGTAAGGCTATGGCAGCAACTCGTGGTTACGAACAATATGTCAACTCAGCAGTTTGGTATGGCGACGATGAAGAAGAGATTGAAGGCTTCTTTCAGATTAGTGCTATCACACGAGCTACTGCCGCTGCTGGTGATTCAGGTAAAACGACTTGGAAAGATAAGACTCCTGGCGAATGGTTGGCAGACTTGAATACAGCATGTTCCAACATGTTTGAGTCAACCATGAAGATCATGAAGCCATCCGAAGTTTGGTTACCTGTCAACTTGTGGACTCTGGCTTCAGCAACTCCACGTAGTGATAACAGCGACAAGACTGTCCTCCAGTATTTTGTAGAGAACAACCCATTTGGCATTACTCGCGAAAAAGTTAAAGCTCTAAACGCAATTGCTGGTCAGGGGACTTCAGGCGCTGACTGCATCATTGTTAAAGCTGAATATGCTAATGGTACCAAAACATCACGCATTCGTGAGCCATTCCCACTTGAATGGTTGCCAGTACAACTCCATGGCTTAGTTTATGAAATTCCTGGCCGTGGCCGTTTCGCAGGTTTGCAGATTATGTACCCAGCTGCATTCTCTATCACCTCAGGTGTCTAAGATTACCTAGGGCTATTCGTAGCCCTAATATGAGAATTACATGAAAATCAAAAATAATACAAAAGCCAACATGCAATTTAATGTGCGGGTGAATGCTGGGCAAACTATTGAAAGTGTTAACCAGTTTGGCAACACAGTACTAACTCCAGCGAAACCCGAAATTAAATTAGTACATATCCCAAGCAATGCAACGGTAATTATTGACGATAGCCTCTATGAGGCTCTCATGGCAGCTAAAACCCCCGTACATGACTTTGAGGATATTGTAGAAGAAGTCGAAAATGCTGACATCCTTATGGGGAAAGATAAGCTTAAGATTAAGTCTCGTTTGCAATCTGGTGAAAGTCACGAAATTAGCATCTTTGAGACTTACATCCAAAATGGTGATTTGGTTATTTATCATGAAAAGCCGGTGGTTGAACCTACAATGGAAGAGATGCGCGAGCTGCTATCCACTAAAGGTATTACGCTGGCTGAAGGGATGTCCTCTTCGCAGATAAAAGATTTGTATAAGAAACTAAAATAATGCTGACATTCGACGCATTCAAATTCAGATTCCCTGAATTTAGTTCCGTTGTAGAGCCTCGTTTTGATTTGTTTCGTTCTGATGCTGAATTAATGATGGGTACTAACGAAAGTCGTTGGTGCTCATACTACAACGTTGCAATGGCAAATCTTATTGCCCATTTCCTCACACTTAATGAAGCACAGGCATCTGGTGACTCCAACGCCTCTGCACCATTGAAGCGCACCGATGTTGACGAGGTCCTTGTGGAGTATGGGTTGCCTTCATCTACAACTAGCCCACAGAACGGCATTGATAGTGACCTGTTTAGCACAAGCTATGGTCAGGCATATTGTCGCTGGAGGCGTATGGCTTTTGGTGGTCCGAGGGCTATCGTTTGATAAACCAAAGACGTGCCTTTAATAGGCACACCACAGCAAAAGCAACGATACAGATCTGGTATCCCGGATATTACGACGAAAGAAATAGGTATGTGGGGGAGCATTACGCCCCTGCTGCTGATATCTATGTCACTCCCATCCCTTTTGGGGATAGAGATGCGGGAACAACGGGCAAACAACTTAAAGCAACGGAAATTGGAGAGAGGCAACCTGCATTCATGCAGTTTCACTCTTCCAAAGAAATGCCAATGAAATCTGTCATTAATATTTACGGGTATCCCTACAAAGTTACTCAGATAGATGAATATCGTGCTGCTGGTTTCCATAAGGTAATTGCTGCGAGGGTTCTTGATAATTAACTCAAGTATAGATATCCAAGATACCGAACTGCAAGGTATGTTGGAAATTGTTGATAAAGCTGTTGGCATTGAGCGATTTGCTTACCCAATGTATTTAAATGCTCCAAGACCTCCAGTTGAAAACTATGCAGCGGTGAGATGCAGACTCTCAGTAAATCCCGGACTTGACGAACGAAAATACACCCAGAATGATGACGGCACATTAACTTTTAAGACAATGGGTATAAGGATTCTAACATTCGATATTCTATTTGTACGTGAAGGAAATGAAGTTGTCGATTTTGATAATTCCTTTTATCGTCCAGATGTGAAAGCTTTGATGAAACGTCATGGATTTGCTGGCCCATTATTAAAAATGCCAACATCCCTAAGTAATATAAACTTAGAAACCAACTGGGAAATTCGGCGAGGAATTACTTGTCAGTTCAATGTTAGGCGAATTCAAGAATCAATTATTGGTTCAATCTCAGAAGTAAAAGTCAATGGTGAGCTATTCGTTGACGATGAAAATATAAAAATATAAGAGGATTCAATGACAATCCCTGTTTCATTTTTGTTTGATGTTAGTATTAGCATCTCACCAAATGCAACTGGCACTAATGGGTATGGCCCATTACTGTTTGCAACACCCGAATTTACACCTGTAGCTGGTGAACAACCAATTCAGGTATTTAATAGTATGAGTGAAGTTGAGGATAATTATACCTCAGGTGAAATTTATAATGCTGCTTCTACATACTACTCCCAGAAACCGAAGCCTAAAACCTTCGTTGTCGCAAGTATTGGGGACTTAGGGGATGATGCAGCACCGGCAACCCTCGTAGGCACCCTGGCAGACATCGACACCCTCAACGGCATCACTGCGGGTTCACTGAGCTTCACATTTGATGGTGATAAAACTACTACCGATGATGTCGATCTCTCTGCATGTGAAGACTTCGACGCTGTTGTAGATGCTATTGCGGGAGTAATACCAACTGGCTGCACAATCTCACAGGCTGATGGCGTTTTCTCTATTACCACTACAGCATCCGGTGCAAGTGAAACGCTGACTTACTGTGATACAGGGGATTTAGCTGAAGCATTAGGGTTCACAGTCCTTGGTGGGAAGCTAACAAATGGTAGCGATGGCACAACCATTGCCACGTACCTAACTAACGCTTTGGATACTGGTCAGTTCTTCTATTTCGTAGCAGTTGACCGGCAATATCGTGATACCAGCGTCATGGAAGATACCGCGAGATGGTGTGAAGCCAACGGCAAATTCTATGGGTATGCTTCTAACGATGTGAATATGCTGACTGCTGGGTTGGAGTGCCAGGCTAAAGATATCGCTGGCATGAACTTGATGCGTACACTAATGAATTACTCTGCGAAAGCAGGTGAGTACCCAGAAGTATCAGCTTGTGGTCGTTTATCAACAGTCAATTTTAATCAAGCTAAGTCAACAATCACTCTTGCGTACAAAGATATGCCAGAAATTACCGCTGCGAATATTAACACATCACAATTATCTGCTTTACAGGCAATTAATAGTAATGTGTTCATGAATTCTGGTGGTGTTGGTATTTATTACGATGGCCGCATGGCTGATGGTACATGGGCAGACACTGTTCAAGGTGTTGACTGGTTAACAAACCAGATTCAAACAAATATCTTCAACCTCGAATATCAAAGTACGACCAAGATTCCATTCGATGGTACTGGTGTGGCGATGGTGAACCAAGCTGTTGGTAATGGGTTACGTCTTGGTGTTACTAATGGGTTAATTGGTCCCGGCTATGATAGTGAAGGGGTGTTTTATCCTAAAGGCTACCTCGTCCAGTCCACACCAATTGAAGACTTGTTAGGAGAAAAAGGCTCCCGTATCTGGCAAGGAACTTCCTTTATTGCCATCGGGACTGGTGCTCTTCAAGGCGCTACTATTTCTGGTACATTTGTACAATAAGAAGAATAATAATAAATGAAGCAGTATTCCTTTTATGACGTTGATTTCTTAATTGACGGTTCTGCTGTTGACGGTTTTCCAGCAACGAATGCGATTATTACCGCAGGTCGAAATGCTGTGCAGCATATGCCTGTCATGGATGCACGTGGTAAAGCAGCTGTAGCAACCTCAGCTGACCAATCAGGACACATTGCATTTCCATTGTTGATGACATCTGACTGGAATGAAGTCTTGTATGCGAAAGCTCAGCTTACACAAGCTACAGGCCTCTCCGGTAATAAATCTCTTTGGGTACCAATGCAGTTGCAGATTGTAGATAAAATGGGTGACGTACTTGTTGAAGGCACTAACGGCTTTATCATCAAGCAACCTAATATCACTCGTGGCATCAGTATTGGTCAGAATATGTGGTCAATCTTTGTGGAAGTGTTGAACATTACCACAGGTACTTATCCATCGGTAGGTAACTAATAATGGCTTGTAAAACCGGCTCGCGTGATTTTAAAAATCAGGCAGGAGATGACGTAACTGTATTTGTACGACAACTCCCTGCAACGAAAGCTCTGGATTTACAAATCGAATTACTTAATGTAATGGGGGCAGATGTGTTCCCATTCATTAATGGTGATTTTGATTTTGGTAATCTAGTTCGTGTAATGACTGTGACGCAGCATGATAAATTATCTGAAATTATTAAACGCACAGTTTGCTTGGCAAATAGAGATGGTAAAGAAGTCTCATTGGCAGAATTCAACTCTGTTTATAATGGGGACTTAATGCTTGTTTGCAAAGTGTTTGCATTTGTATGCGAGGTTAACTTCAAGGATTTTTTCGTTCAAGGGCTCGAAATGAACGAACAGAAACGGTTGGCGGTGGATTGCCAATCGAATTCGGAAGAGCTGAAGTAAATGAAGTAGAAGACCTCTCACCACAATTCCCAGATATAAAATACTTCTTACACCGTCCTCTTATTGAAGCTGCTGATTTATGTAAGTTACATGAATTGGAGGATGGGACGTACTCAATTGAGGACGTTGCGTTATTCCATGACATCTTAGACTTACGTAAAAAGATGAAGCCGAGAGACGGGATAAATCTCTAAGGTTAATGATGTCATACGATTTAGCTTCTTTAATGAAAATGGGTGTTGAAGACCTAGCGGAATTAGCACTACGTTTTAATGCGCCCATGTCGTCACGAATGGGTAAAAAAGAGTTGGCTAGGGAAGTATATCTTGCCAGCAGTGCAGCAGCATTGTCTGGCATGAGCCAACTTCTAGAAGAAGAAAACATTTATTTAGATTCTCATGGGGAAGAACACTCATATTATAGCGGGCAATCAATATTAGGGCTTGGCTCGGATATTGATACATTACTCCCATCCGAAATTGCAGAGACATTAATGTCTAGCGATAGTGGAGCTCAAGCTTTTGCATATGCTTATAACAATCCGCATGAGAGTTTGCACAACAATATATTAGTTTCTTTGCGACAAGCTGGTGTGGAACCAGCTGATGTCTTTAGCCAGATTCCTTCTGAATATCGAAACTCGACTTATGTCCCATTACCGAGAGAGTTGAGGGGCGTCCTTAGTAAATTTGAGGGTTACTCAACAGGCAATGCTGGTGGACTGGATATCCTTGGCGGCATGGCTGGTTACTATGATGGTAACGATGAACAACTGATGGCTGAGTACAGCACACCTAAATCACTGGGCGGTCTACAGGTTCAGCAAGCTATTGAAGCAGTAGCAGCATCATATGTAAGTGGGGCTGGTTACTCAGATTCAGCAGCACATTCCCATGATGTAGCGAAAGTTAGCAGAAGGCTGCAAGCCTCCCTTGGCTCGGGTATCCAATCTATTGCGACACAGATTGCGCATGAGAAGGCTATGGGTAAAGAAGCCTATACCTCTTACGCCGATATACTTCCCCAGACAATTTCAGATGATCTGCTTCAGGGAATCTCAGGAGCTATTATCCCTGACAGAGAAGGTATGAGGTCTGTCAGGACAAATATGCGTGGTATTGCCGCAGTGTATGGTTACGGTTCAGCTTCCAACAACCAAACTGGGGTAACTGGATTATCTACACCACACCAGATTAACGAACATCTCGATAATGTTAATGAGAGGATGCTTGAACTTGGACGCGCCATTGGTGAGACATCAAAGCATGACACTGATATCGAGTACCTATCCGAGGGGTATCAAGATCGCTCAGCTACAATAACTATCCCATCATCATTGTCAGAGGCGCTGGTTTCTTCCAGAAAAAGCTCAGAGGACTACTCTAATTTTGTTGGGCCGATGGTTCAAAGTGTTATTGCTGCTCCGATAAATAACAGCGCTGCAACACCAAAATTTGCAAGTGAACTGGAATTCACCCAACGATCTACTGAGATTAGTACCAGTGGAATCACATTCCACAATGTCGCCCAGAATTCCCCTGAGTGGGATGCACTACGTGCCGACAATGTTTCTGCTTCGGTAGCGGGCTCCTTGCTTGGTCACAATAAGCACGGTGACCCATTGTCAGCAATTTTTGGTGCAGTAGGTTTCAATCCACTTGGGATTGAGAATCTGCATAACCAGAATTTTGACAGAGGTCATCGATTGGAGGCTGTTGGACGTTCAAAGTATGGTGCAAAATTTGGCGTAGAAGTTGGGCAGACAGGATTTGTCACGAATGACTTATATCCTGGGTTAGGTGTCTCCCCTGATGGATTAGTTGGGAGTGATGGTCTGGTTGAGTTTAAGGCTCCTGTTGCAAATCGATTCTTTGACCCATCAAGCAGACCTGAGTACTTAGACCAAGTACAAATGCAAATGGCGGTGACTGGCCGCAAATGGGCCGATATTGCTCAGGTCGGTGAGAACTACGGTAATGATGGAAAGCCATATCATTGGCTTGGTCGCGTTGACCGTGTCCATGCAGACCCTGAATGGGCAGCGCAGAATGCCGAGAGGTTGCAACACTTCGGCGGAATGATTAAAGAAGGGCGCTCACTTCTAGGTGCTGTAGAGTCAGGCTCAATCTCAAAGGAAGAATTCCTCGAAACAATGTCTAAAGCTGTGGCGAGAGGTACAGCTGAAGGTGTTGAGTTTATCCGCGCTAAGAATGAATCGACCGTCAATAGTTATGACCGAGTGGGTGATACCACATCATCCGGTTATGGATACGGACATGGTGTTAGATCTGGTTTTGGTCTTTCAGGTAACGGTCGTGGTGGTTCCGGTAATGGTGGTTCAGGATACGTTCCTAACTGGGATTTCGCGGAAGGAAAACAACCATTACTTCTATCAGGACCAGATAACACTTCTACGGAAGAAGATGCTGACTTTGACCAGTCCATGTCTAAGGCAGAGTTTGACCACAACATGCGTGGCATCATCTCCGGCAAGTCGTTTGCGAAAGAGCCCAAAGAAGGTGTGGGCTCAGCTATTCAGCAGATGCTCGCTGGTAATGCTCCCGGTGGAGCTACAGGTAATCTACTTAAACTTTTATCTGTAGCCGCGCCTGAAGTAGCTTTGCCTGTTGCTGCATTGGTAGGCACAGCTCAAGCGGTTAGTGATGGCATAGATGCAATGCAGGGTGAATTCACAGCGGCGAGTGATGCCGGCATCTTTAATGTGAACGCATACACAACATCTAACCAGAACTTTGAAGCACTGGGTTTGGATGAAGGGCAAGCACATAACCTAACAGGCAACATCGGAAATGCCGCAGCAACACTGTCGGTTGGTGACCCAACTGCAACATCAAGAATCGTAGTAGGCTCTCGTGGGCTTATCACTATTCAGGATGTGCGCAGCACTACTGACCCATCTCAACTCGTTGCTATTGCAGCTCAACGAGCAAAAGCTCGGGGGTTTACTGGACAGCAGTTTGCTGGCTTGATGTCTATGGCTGGACTGAATGGTGCAGCAGCAGCTTACTCTGCAAATGATACAACCCTTTCTGATAACGCTGGCAGACATGACAGCATAATGAATCAGGCTAATGCTGATGCAGCATCCAACGCTATGTCTGACCTTCGCAACTCTCAGATATCATTAAGTCCGAGATACATGGGGTTAAATCTGGCGGAGGGAGTGCTTTCAACAGGTGTTTCCTCTGGTATCACAGGAGCAATAGCGGATGGCACAAGTCAGGCAGTTCAAAGCGGAAGAGTTGCATCTGCTGCGGTAGCGGCACTAGCGGGTGATATAGGAAAAGCGAGTGCTTCTGGCGCTGACATAATTCATCTCATGGAACATGCATACATCCATGCGGAATCAGGTGGTGACCCGCATGCTAAGAATATTCATGGGACAGCGCGTGGATTGTACCAAGTCACTGATGGAACGGCACAGCATCCATGGTTAGGGGTTGTTCCCGCAAAGGATGGTAGTGATGCGGAACGAGCTAGAGTTGGTCATGATTTGTTTGGTGCGGCAATGAAACATTATGGCTCCGATCTGATTGCAACTACCTTAGCAATGCATGAAGGGCCAGGTGTAATTGATGCACAAATTAAGAAAAACCCATCAGGTTGGAAGCAACACCTAACTGATGAGGAAGAGATATATTTGCGCGGTATTGACAATAGTTTTAGGGCTGGATTTAACACTATTACCACCGGCTCAAATGCAGCACCATTCTTAACTAATGCTAATTCAGCACAACCCGCTACAAAACTCGATGTGAATGTGAATATAAAAGGCAGCACTGCTTCAGCTGATGTCACGGTCAATAACAAGTCAGTTAAAAGAAAAGACGTCAAGTTGAATGTTGGTGGTAATACTCACAATATTGTTGCTTAAATGATTGAGGTAAGTTAATTGAGAATCATAATATTTATCGTGCTCTGCTTTCAAAGTGCTGCTGCTTTTGCAGTCGCTAATCACTCAGATGAATATGCTGACATGCAGGCTCAAGCAGTCCGGCAAGCACAGCGTGATTTACTGAGTGTAGAGGCATTTAACCGATGTAATTACTATGCCAAAGATATCCAACTGAACCATCCTGACAAGGACTCCACGTACACCATAGTAGATAATTTAGTGACTTTCACAAATGATGGGCTTGTTACTTGTGGGATAAAAGTATCAACCCCAAACTACCTTGGAAAAGTGGATGAAGAGGATATTAAAGTTGAAGGAAACCTTAAGAACTTAGTTTATAAGGTTTCGAAATTCTAAGGAGAACTAATGAAAAAGAGTTGGCAGGAGACAGAAGTTGAGGTGTGGCTTTATAAGAAAGCCCACAAAGATCTTTGGAAGAAACATTGGGCTAAATCCCCATTCAGAAGGCAGATGGGGTGGCAAATTCCAGTTCTAATAATTTGTCTTCTGTTTCTTCTACTGACCCATTAAGCATAAACAAGATATAGAATAGGGCACTTTGCTGTGCCTTTAATGGGAATAAAATGTGGTTAAGAAAAGTTTCTGTTGAGGTTACTTCAGATGATAACTCTGTGCATATGCTATTTGGCTACAAGTCAACCGATACCCCAGATACTCCCACACACAGAATAGACTTTGAATATCACTCAGTGATGGGGTGGGCTGGGGATTATGGAACTATTACTCTATATAATCTCAGCAGTGAAGAAATAAAGTCACTACAAAGAAAAACACATGGTGCCTTAAATATAAAATTGAGTGTTGGTTATGTAGATAGCTCAGGCATATCTGATTATATGTATGACTCAGAGGATGCAACATTAACTGTTTTCGTTGGTTCTATCACTAATGCAGTTTCTTACAAACGGTTGCCAGAAAATATAGTGCACTTATATTGTGTCCCGCAACAGGTAAGCCAAGTAACACAGATATCTCTCGGAGATATAACGATTGGTGCTCAAGCAGGTGCAACTCTTGAAGATGCAATTAAGCTTTTAACAAGCCAAGCCGGTCTAGGGTATAAGACGTCGGGAGTAAGTTCTGACCTCCTTTCATATAAGTTTTCTAGAGGAAGGGCATTTCATGGAACATTCATACAAGAGGTGCAAAAGTTATGTGCTGAATTTAATATGAATTTTAGCCTACAGCCTTCCTTCATTGAATTTTACCCATCCTCAATAGCTTCTGCTGATATCGTTAACGAGATTGCTACAGAACGGGAACCTATAGTTGTAACCCCAGGTCAAGTAATTGAAAATCCTGTGGCAGGAATTGCGATACTTGAGTTATCCATGAATTTAAATCCAACAATAATGCCTGGGATGCTTATTGATGTTAGTAAGTTGATATCACCAGATGGTGTTGATACCACGCAGAATTACATATCCTATAATCTTGGATATGCTGGAAATATTGATAATACAGTGATGGCTAATGGTATGTCTTCACTATATCAAATAGTGAGTTTAGTCCATCATGGTTCCACTCATGCCCAGAATTTCCAGACTGATATCACCGGCAACTATGGTGTTGATACAACTATGGGTGCGATAGAAAGAAACTGGAGAGAGTGGTGCGCCTCTGCATACGGAGATAGTTAATCAGTAGATGAATTTTAATTATGGTCTAGCACCTTCAATTATTTTGTGGGAGAAGGCCGCAAGTACAGCAGGAGAATATGTTGATAGTGAATCCCAACCAGTTGACGTCCCAGTAATTAATGACCCAGCTAACCCTAAAGCTAGTTACAGAAATTTCATGTTATTTAAGTTTGATGCTGTGCCAAGTGAAGGGCACACTGCTCAAAGTATTGTAACGAAGTTTCCAATGTCCAATGGTTTCATTGTCTCTGACCACCGTATTATACAAAATCGAATCTTAAAACTCCGTGTCGTTGCATCCAACATGATTAACAACACCTTATGGGAGGCTAGCCTAGCTGGCGGTATAACTGCGGCTGCTGATGTCTTAGACTTACCACTATTAGGTTTAATTGGTAACACAGCGGCATTAGTTCAAACGGCGTTCGAAAGTGAAGATAGGGTTCAAAGTGCTTTCAAACTCTTTAGTCAATTTATGAGTGAGGGCACTCGTTTATATGTAAATACAATTCTTGGTGCCTACTCTAATTGTGTAGTGACAGGGATAGAGACCATTCAGGATAAAGATACTTCAACAGTCTTTGCAGCAGAAATTATGATGGAGGAACTCCAAGTTACTTCAGCATCAAATACTGATATGGCTGTTAATAAAGTATTGGAAAATGAAACGGATTATTCAAAGTTCATTAAGTTGGGTATGTCAGTTGGACTGTTTGCCTTAGAAGGACTGATTAGATGAATTCAGATAGTTTAAACACCCTTACGAACATTCTACTAGGGGGTAAACTTCAGTTAGGTATTTTAAAAACAATCCCATTTAATACATCTCGTGGGGTGAAGTTCTCGTACAATAGTGAAGAGATAACCATCTCACCAGTGTATGCTAATAAAATTCTACAGTGCTATTTCTTTGATATGAAATGGGATAGGGGGACTAAAGCAATTTATGGCATCCCAATTAAATCAGGTATTAATATCCTGGAGCAATATCTACAATCACCATTAAAGAACCTGTATGCATTTGATGTAAACACTCTGGGTAGCGAGGTGAAAGACTATAACAATATGGTTTTATACATGATCGACGAGACAGTTAATGGATAATGAAGACTTAAATACTTCATACCCTGGGTTCATCTACAATTTTGATTCTACAGATCAGACAGCAGAAATTCAGATTGCGATAGAAACACTGTGCATTGGGTTGGAGTCAGGGTATACCACAGCAACTAAACACCGGCTATCAAAAGTTCCTGTGCAATTCTTCCGAGGGGGCGGCTGGTCAATGACTTGTCCTGTACCGGATGGAACTCCATGCTACATCCATTTCGCCCAGCGTGGGATTGACCACTGGTTGATGGAAGGCAAGGATAAAGCAGGTATGTTACAAGGGAGGCCTGCTCCAGAATTTGGCCAGAGGTACTCTTATAATAACGCTGTAGCAGTCATTGGTATTAACCCAGTGACATCACCGATAAGCAACTTCTCTGAAGACGGTATGGAACTGCGGAACGCAGAACATAACCAAGTTATTTCATTGAAAGGTGATGGGACAATCAACATCGAGTCTGGGAGCACATCCATTAGCATAAGCAAAGATGGTGACATCACAGCAACAACAACCAGCACTGCTACAGTGAAAGCTGAGGCAATTAAGCTCGATGGTGATGTGACCGCAACCAAGTCACTTACAGTTATGGGTGAGTCAAACCTAAATGGTGGGGTTAATGCCAAAGGTGGGAGTGGTGAAGCCTCACTCAACATCACTGGAAAGATGGAGATCACCCAAACCATAAACGGTGTTCAGATTGAAACTCACCAACACCCATATGATTGGACAGATGGCGGTGGTAGCAGTGATACGCAAGCCCCAATTGCACCTCAATGAGTGGTTAGTCCCATTCACTAGGGTCATAATCTAACCCCATGTCTTCTATCTGATTCTGCATTACTTCATCATATCCTGAAGGTACTTCACGGAATCCTTCCATACCCAAAGGGACAGCAGGCCCCATCTTACGTGCAGGCGCTGATTGCCAACTTGTCTGGATTGTCTGGATTCTCCGTGGAGCCTCCTTCGGTACACTTAAATTTTGGACTTTTTGCTCTAGAATTTTTATTTGTTTTAGTAAGAATTTTTCGTTATGCAGACCTGCGTTAACTTTGTTATTTAAACCTTCAATTGATTTCTCATGAAGTATAAGCGCCCTCAACGAACTATCTAACTCATATTTCAGTTTGGTGTTTTTTGAGTTTAAATTTTCAAGGTCATTGTAGATTCTAAGGTTATTCTCTCTGAGCTGACGATTTTGCGACTTCAGAAATTTCAAATCACTAATGCTTAGGTTAAGGTCACTGAAGACTTTGTTTACCTTAGAATGAGCCAACTTGAGCTTTGCATATATCTCGTAAAATTCTAAAGCTTTCATTAAATGTACCTAGAAATAAATTTGGGTAAATATACCCAACATCAACATTAAGACTCATTGTTCAATGTCAAACAATTTAAAGTTAGATTCAAATTGGGACATTATTATTGGCCGTGGTGCTACAAGAACTGGAGGTTTAGATTTTGTAGCACAAAATGTGAAATCTCGTTTGCTTACTTTGCTAGGAGAATGGCAGCAAGACAGGACATTAGGTCTGCCTTGGTTTGAAGGTCTATTAGGTAAACAAGTCAAAGTAGCGGATATTCAAGCTGCGGTAGCTAACGTTATATCCAAGACAAATAATGTCCAATATGTAATTAGGGTTAACGTCCAACCCGATTACTCTAAACGAAAAGTAAGTATCTCATTTGTCGCAGAAAGCACATATGGTCAGATTGAGGATTCAATGACATATGTCTGAAACCAAATACGGGGTGACATCGCAAGGATTCGTTAGAAAACCATTAGATGTTATCACCACAGATTTAAATTCAAAATTTATAGCAACTTTTGGCGAGTCCTTTGACACAACTCCAGAAAGTCCTGATGGTCAGGTTATAGGGATTATCTCCGATAAGATCTCTGAATTGTGGGGGTTAGCTCATGGTTCCTACAATGCATATCGACCAGGCGCCACAGAAGGTATTGGGTTAGATAACATCGTTGAGCTAAATCGCGTTGTACGGTACGTAAATACACCCACTAAGGTTACATGCCAACTAGCTGGTGACTCAGGTCTTAAAGTCCCTGCCGGTAGCCTTGTTGCAACAACAGACGGCACATACCAATTCTCAATAGAGAGTGATGCGATTCTTCCAGCTACTGCCACCGCTATATGCACAACCCTTGGCGAAGTGGCTATCCCATCCAATAGCGTAACGAAGATAATTACGGCCATTGATGGTTGGGCGTCTGTGAACAATGCTGGTGCAGGTTTAACAGGGATAACATATGAATCAGACCCGCAACTCAGGGCAAGGCGCGAGAAGTCTACTATCGTCACTGGTACGAACACGATTGAAGCTATCTATTCAGCCTTGTATGCAATGGGGTTATCGTATGTTCGTATTAGGGATAACGACGATGATACGCCTATTGGTTCACAGCCTGCGCACTCATTTCAAGTGGTTGTCATAGGTGGTAGCGATACAGAAATTGCCAAAACAATTTATGAAAACAAACCTGCTGGTATTAAACCTTACGGTACAACTACAATAAGCGTGAATGATAGTAAAGGTTACCCACACAGTGTTGGATTCTCTCGACCAGTAAATACAAGTGTTTATATTGATGTAACCATCAACCGTCTATCAGGTAGTAGCAATGATACCATTGCTAATATCAAGAGTGCACTTGAGGGTTATATAAATACATTGCCACCTGGCTCAACTGTTGTCTGGTCAAAACTCTTCACGCCTATTACGTTAATCTCACCACAGGTTGAAGTTGAAAGTTTAACAATTGGGTTGTCAAAAGATGTGAAAGCAACCTCCTCACTGCCTATGGATATCACTAATAAACCATACACAGAAGAGACTTTTATTACTATCACGGATGTTACTGATGAATGAGAGACATGGGTTAAATTTACTTTTAGCACAATACAGGAACTCGCCGAATTTAATAAGTTACATAGCTATATTCCTCTCGGAACTAGAAGAACTGGAAGTGGTATTCCAATCCATTATTAAAGGGCGATGGTTGGATTTCGCATTCGGTGAGCAACTTGATTGTATTGCAGCGATTGTCGGCACAAGTAGAACTATCTACGGGGCTTATCCTATTGGCTATTTTGGCTATTATGATAATGCCCAAGCCTATGGTATTAATGTCGGACGATTTATGAGTGGTTATGATAAAGAATCTGGGGATTTAATTCTAACTGATACCCAGTTGCGTGCTCGAATACGTGCAAGGATTATCAAGACAATGGGAAATCTATGTATAGAAGATGTCCTGGAGTATTGTGACCTGTTACTTGGACGTGACCTCGATCTAGAGACAATAGAGGGAAATGCATCTTTGCAGTTAAAGTATCATGGTACACTAGATATATATGATAAGGCTTTACTAGCTAACGTTCTCTACGATACTAAAGTGGCTGGCGTTTCATACTCCCTTAAAGATGATGGTGGTGATATAGCTATCCAGATAAATTCCATAGACTACCCATTGGTATCCTAATGTTAAGATTCATTCCGTTCGTTGTTCTAACTTCTATAGGTACAAACAGGCAAAAACTTGGGAATATCTGGGGTGAAAATGCAGACGCAGAATTCGAAGCAACTGACCCTGACACTGATATAACCCATGCATTATATGTTGAAAATAGGTATAAATCAATAGGTTGGCAGGATGGAGAGAAGGAGCCTGAACAATGGCAAAACTTCTTGCAGCAAATCACAGATGTGAAAATCAGTGAGATTGCCACCAATGGTCTTTTTGATTGGTTTGAAGATGTCCCATATTTGCTAGGCTCTGTTTGTGTACATGGTACTTCATTATGGATTTGCCAGAAGGGGAACACAGCCTCTGAACCAACAGATAGCGATAATGAGTATTGGCAATGTTCTTATTCCCTTAATAAAGAACAATACACTGATAGCGTAGATGCGATTGATACTCAAGTTACAACACATATAAATCAAAAAGGGCCTGATAATCCTCACGAAGATAACATTGAGGATATCGGTGGATACAATACAGAGTATATTGATAATTTATTTTCTGCGGATAACCAAGATTCTTTTAACCATCATGTCCAAGATATGGATAACCCGCATGAAGTGACATGCCAACAATTAAATATTCTTCCAAAGGATGGTGGTGTCTTCACGGGTACTGTTTGCTTCAATGGTGGATTGAATATTGGTTCCGCTTTTATTGGTTGGATATAATGGTAGATACAGTAGTAGATAGACCCACATTAAATCGCATTTGGGCATCCTCGGATAGTGAGGTGAGAACAGACCCAGGCGATACAAAATATCAGAAAGGTTGGGAAGCAGAAATCCCAACATACGAAGTTTTGAATTACCTTCAATGGAAACTTGATACAACACTTCTTGCATTGGGTGAACGTGGATTCTTTGAATGGGGTTCAGATATTAATTATAAACTTGGTGCATTAACTTGGGATGAAACTAATGGTCAAGTGTATATATCAAAAGTAGACAATCCAGATACTTCCAAGCCACCAAGTACAAATACTGAAGAATGGGATGCTAGTTCTGTTCAGATATCTAGAGTGCAGTTTGACGAAGTAAGTGACTTAATCTCTGACCATATAAACGATATAGACAATCCTCATGAACTTGGACCACATGATGTTGACACTTATTCGTGTGAAGAAATCGATGGTATGGTTTCTCAGTATAATGAAGTTGGTCAAGAACATATCGAGGATATGGATAACCCTCATGGCACAACAGCAGAACAGGCGGGAGGAGTTGCTATATCTGGAGGAACGTATGATGGGACAGTAACGATGGGTAGTGGTGTTTTGGAGTTGGATTCAGAAGGTGTGGGGGCAATTGAAAGTGGGACTACTGGTGTTGTTCTAACTATAAATGGTAACGGCCTTGGAGTTAGCTCGGACGGTACTGCTTCAGTGGTGAAAGATGGGGAATTTACTCCTGTACTTTCTGTGGCTGGCGGTGAACTTGTGGGTGTTCTTAAAACAAACTCTGAAATTCAGTCAACGTTCCAGGACAATTTCCGCTTTGTTAATGACACTTACGGCAGTTTCTGGCGTCAAGATGCTAACACCCTGTACCTTATGCTCACAAACTTAAATGACGCATATGGGACATACAACGACCTCAGACCATTTATGGTTGATTTAGAAACCGGTATTACCAGTGTAAATGGTTACATCTCATATAGCCCAGGAAATAAACCAACGGCAGAAGATATTAACGCCATCAGTCGTGATACATGTGATACCGCGGGATTTGTGGCTACTGATGTTAATAACCCATACATGCGGCACACGCCGACAGGCGACATTGTTGGGATTGCTCCCAGAGACTGGGTTAACGCAACATTTATTGCTGCAACAGGTTTAGGCGCTCAGTATGCAGCTACAAAAAACAGTGGTGACGCATATGCAGATGCTGGTTGTGTAATTAGCGGAATCGGTGATTTTGGCGCAGATGACGGTTTTGGTTATCAACGTCCCATGCAGTACTGCATCAATGGGCAGTGGTTTACCTCAATGGCGCTTGGTGAGACCCCTCCGCAATCCATGCAACTCGAGACATCTGAAGAGTACCCAGAAGTCATTACTGAACTCTCAAACTTTAAATTGTATACGCCAAAGGTCAGAGATAGGGATAACACGCTATATCTGGTTAGTGATGAAGGATTTGATTTCTATGAGGCTTCTAAGTACTTCGCATCCGGGACGGTAGTAGGTTATGACACAGCATCCGGGATAATCAGGTTGATTAATGAGGTGTCCCCACACATCTGGCCTATCAATATGTCAATTGCCATTGTTAATGATCTGCCGGATGGGTGTTCTATGGATGGAACATGGACGTACTCCGATGGTGAGATTGAGCAAGATGGAGACTTACTCCTTGCAAGAAACAGACAGCAACTCAGCAAACAACTGTCAAAAGTCAATGGCCTAATCCTCATGTATCAGACTTGCAATGATCTTTCAGTTTCATTGGAAGGTGACGACGAAGAGCTTGAAAGATTGAAACAGTATGTCAGCTCATTGCGTAACGTTGATTTAACTCAATCGAAACCTAACTGGCCTCAATTGTACTGATTTTGAAGATGGCACACGCTTTGGCACGTGCCAACTTTATTAACTCTTTAGATGTCGGCATAACCAAAATTTTCTTTAGGGCTGAAAGCACGTTATTGAAATTAATGTATTCAGGTGGCAAAACGGGAGATATTTTCGCCAATTTATAAGCTACAACGATGT